CTACCGCATATCTTCTTTTGTGAACACTCCACATGTAATTCTGTGTTTTTCACAGTGTTCCATTAGTTTCTGTTTACGTATTTCGGTTGTTGTATAAAATAATAGCACACAGTCCACGCCGTACTCTTTTTCAAGCGTAGGGAATAGTTGGCCGTATAATTCAATTTTACTTCGATTGGCGGTCATCGTTTGCTTGTGGTCAACTTCTACAAAGTAGTATGACTTGCCTTGAAAAAAGAATGCATCTGAAATGATTTTATGTGATTTCTTGTGCCGACCCTTCCATTCAATCGGATGCTCTGTTTGCCATGTCTCAGGAAAATCATAATACATATACATATCGTTTCGCATTAATTTGTGTTCAAGCTGTTTCACTTTCACAGGTGGCTTTTCTGAGCCGATATAATCGCGTCCCTTCTTATTTAAATAGTATATATTTTCGTTCAGGCGTGTAGAGTTAAGATATTTGCTCATGTTCAATAAAATACGATTAATATTGCGAACGTTTGAAACCTGTAGCAAACGCTGAATTTGGCTACGACTTAGGAAGTCCATTCTCTCCAAATTTAGTAATACTTGATCCAGCCTCTGGTGAAATATCTTTTCGTTCGGTGATAACATATTGACCAACCCTTTCCATCATTTCTTTATCTTCTATATAAGGTGTTTGTACTTCCATCACTTCATGCGTTTTTACTAAGGCTCTACCCGGAATATTAGAAGGTAATTTTTCGGCTCCCGTTTCGTCTATTGCCACTTCTGAAGCGTATCCTGTCGATAAACGAAAGCTCATTTTAATATCCGAGTTCATTTTTATCTGACGCGGGAGACAATCTGAAGTTGGATATTGCGTACAGTAAATTAATCTTGTCCCCAAGCCTCCTGCTACACGTGCAATTTCAGATAAATAATATTGACAAGCACTCATAATTTTCTTAACTTCAGGCTCCATGAATTTATCAGAGGCCAGTTCTGCAGCTTCATCTACAATAACGAATAATCTCTTTTGTTTAGAAGTTTTTACGATGTTGTTCCAATCGTTATTTAAGAACTCTTCTTTTACATCTTTGATATTTAGATGAAGTTCAGATAACGCTTCGTAAGCTTCAAATGGATCACCACACACGCATTTAACTTGTTGGAGGTTTCTATATCTGTTGAACTCCAACTTACCTTTTAAGTCGATTATAAGGAACTCGACGTTATCAGGATTATGTTCAATTAAGTAGGTCATCATATTCTTAATCATTTGCGTTTTCCCAAACCGTGTTGTACCTGCAGCAACCATGTGCGGTGTTTTATCAAAATCATGGAAGTGCCAACCTGTTTCATTTTTACCTAAAGGAATCATCCATCCCTCTTTATCCGGCGCATCTTTATATGGAACTAATTCAGGGATAGGTTCATCATAAACAGTAATCGTTAAATACTTCTTATACTTCAATTTCATAGGCTTATTGAGCGTAGACGACAACACCTCTTTTAACGGCTTTAACGTTTTGTCAGGTAATCCGACTGTCGTACCATAGATATATTCATGCCCATTTTCTACAGGGTAGTCTTTGATCATTTTCGGGAACACAAAGGTTTGTTTCTCCTTTCCCACTTTGCCTCCTACACCCAAGTTTCGGAATACTAATTCTATTTGATCTCTATCGGTTGATTTTTTCTTTCTTCCGAATAGGACAGCCCCACCACATACTGCAGCAGGAAATAAAAATTCAATCATAATTCTTCCTCCTTCAATAGCTCATTCATCTCACGTAACGTCATGTTGACGTACGAACCCTTATTACATTTATAAAACGAGCTTTCACTAGGTCGAAATATTAAATCAAAATCTTCCGTTTGATGAAAGTAATCACCATTGAAGTCTTGTTCCCATTCTTCTTCAATTCGATCCGTTAAGTACATAACATGTTCACTCCTTTTTAAATTTTCCGAATTATCTCAGGCGTACTCTCTGTTATGATGTTGAAAAAAGAGTGGAGAGAAAGGGTAAATAGTCTCTTTTCGTTAGAATAGTGATGAAAACCTATAATATCGCGTTTCCGTCATACCTCAAGGTGTTCCAGAGTGGTGTTACCTTTAGTCATACCTATAAAAACATAATTGATAACTTTAAAATGAAATACAACAAGCTACCCGCTATACCAGCACTCATGCCAATTTTGATGAACCCTTCCACTTTCTCAAAATCTAGTTCAAGCCAACCTCTCTTCTCAGCAATCGCCAACCCAACAAATAAAGCACCTGTGCCTAACATTGCAAACATGTTCATTCCTCTCCTTCGTCATACAAGCTGTTAATATCTCGATACAAGTTGTGATACCCTTTGTACTCTTTACCTGTGACATTGAATCGTTCCATGTAGTCCGCCAGTTGCGAGCATTGATCGTCATTACTTGAACGGGTATATAAATTTCGTAAGTAGCTGGAACTGTGTAAATAAGGTGTTTGTTCTAAGTAATCGTATTCCCTTTTACTCGCTTGCTTTTGGCGGTGTTCCCTTAACCCATCGAAGAAACCTTTAAGCATTGTGAAGTCCTCCCTGTTGATTGGTATACTTCATGGTATGTTGGTCGGTATGACGACTTGCACGTCCATTCAAATATTTATAGACTTTTTTTTAACCTATACAAGACTTTTGTTCAAACAAGGAAAAAAGTGTTCTAACGTGGAAATACCATACATACATTGGTAAGTTAGGAGTGGGAAACATGTTGCACTGCCATTTACGCGAAATCATTAATGACAAAGGTTTAAAGCAAATGAAATTAGCCGAAAAGATGGGCGTCAGCAAACAAACGATGAGTGCATGGGTAAATGGAAGAATCACGCCAACCTTAGAAGCAGCTTATCAGTTGGCGGATTTATTAGATTGCCCTATCACGGATTTATGGACGTATGAAAAAGAAACATGATTACTACATATACGCATATAGATATTTTAATAATTGTTAAAGGAGGTATGGACTTGAAACTTAAAAGATTGAACCAAATAAAAAGCACCTCATAACAAATGGTGTTCTAACAAAAACGTACAGTAGATGTACATGTAGATTATAAATTTGTCTTAAATATATAGGGGATAAGGGGATAGAAACATGATGAATACGGTTAAAGAGAAAATCACCGCTAATAAAGTCCGTAGTAGCATTATAGGCGGTATTGCAGTGTTAGGTATCGCCTTTACATCTATCACAATTCATAACGATAATGTGAACCAATACGAACGAGATTTACGTACCACTGTCGGAATGATAGAAAACAGCTCCATCGATGCAGAATACATGATAGATGAATATTCTACGGCTTGGAGTTCTTCAATTGATTATGGTGGCGACTTTAACACTCGTATTGATATGGAATATGCAGAGTTTGAAGAGAATGGTGATATCGATACAATTGAAAAGTCACAAAAGAAGATTAAGGTCATGATGAAGGAGTTAAACGATCCCCCTAAACAGTTTGAAGAAGAACACGAGCATTTATTGAATATGTACGGACACTACAAAACCTATTCAGAACTAGCTATCTTCCCTGATGGTTCCCTTTTAACATATAACGAGAAAACGCAGGATTTAAAAGAACAAATCGATGCAGAAGCAGATAAGTTAGAAACTATGATTGAGGAATAAGTACCTTTCGCACCTTAAAATAAGCATGTAAGATCCTCTAACTTGCATGTTTTCTTTTTGTCTATAAAATAAAAATTGTAATTACAAGAAAATAAAGGAGATAAAAACAATGAAAAAAGCAGTTGGTGCTTCGTTATTAGCATGTGGATTGTTACTTGCTGGATGTGGGAATCAAGTGTCAAAAGAGGAAGATACCAAAGAAGCGAAGCAGGAAGCTATGAAAAACTACTTTGACGCTAAACAAGCTGAGGACGAACGACAAGCAAAAGAGAATGCGAAGATTAAAATTAAAACAGTTGATGAGGTTAATTATGCTCATTATGATAACATCATGGAAGTGAACTCTGTTTACTATGCTTCTATTATTGAAAATAAAAGTAAAAAGACAGTTGATGTTGATACAATCTCTGTTGCGTTTTTAGATAAAAAAGGAACGGTTATTGGTTCATCAGATTCTTCCGTTTGGGTATCTCCTAGCGTGTTGAAACCTGGACAGAAAGCATATGTGATGACCGAAGGTGACATTAATGCACCTGTGGAGGATTACGCTAAAACAGAAGTGACGTTCTCGCCTGAAATTACAGATGAACGTGCGAAGAAACTTCCAATTGAAGGTCTATCTATAAATAGTGATGAAGATACAATCTTTGTAAATGGTAAAGTAACAAATACAACAGATGTACCAACAGATTATGTCACGATCGGCGCAGCTTTATATAATGATAAAGGGAAATTTGTAGGCGTAAGTTATGGTCAGGTACAAGATACACTGAACCCTAAAAATTCGATGGCTTTCCAAACGGATAGTTATAATTTCGCTGCTCAGATAGATGGATTAGTGAAGAAGTATGAAATATTTGCGTATACGTATAAGTGGCCTGAAGGCGTTGCTGGTGAAGGCGGCGATGGAGAAGTAACAGAATAATAAAGGCCCTAGTAATCCTCTATAGGTTGCTAGGGTTTTATTTTCAGATAATCATAATTTTGAATGAAAGGAGAATGATTATGTCAGCGGAATTAGATGCTGCTTTAGCAGGTGGAGCAATAGCATTTGGGGGTACTTTATTAACCCTAGTTGTTACAAATATGTACAATTCAGTACAAGCAAAAAAACAAATGAAATTTCAAATGCGTGAAAGAGAACTGCAATCTAAAGAAACATTTATGAATAACAGCTATGAACGTAGACTTGAAGCCTATTCTAAATTGTTCACCACCCTCTCTCAGTCTGAGAGATATTTCTTATTGTTTGTTGATTCGAGCAATGAATTGAAGAATCACTTAGACCCTGGACAATTTAATCCTTTTTCAATAAGAGATAAATTAATGGAAGCCTTTAATGAAGATGCTCTTTGGTTTACAAAAGATACAGAAAAAGCATTTGAAGAATTACTATCTGTTTGTAACAACGGCTGTAGTTTAGCAATGAGTTTATCGGAAAATAATGATCTAGTAGAAGGATTGTGCAAAACTATGCTTGAAGAGATAGAAAAGGTTAAGGCTTTACTGAAAGAAGATGTAGGCCTTACATATATTGAAGAATACAAAGACAAATGGAAAGACGAAAAATCTTTACAAGAAATTGGTGCAACTAAAGAGACTTAAAAAATGTAAATACCTATTATGTAGATTTGCTCTGTATCTTATATACAGAGCAACAATAATTAATAATAATAAGTTGTAGACGAATAATACGGATCGTAATAATATGGATCATAATAGTACGGGTAGCCGTACCCATAGCTATATGGATAAAGTAATGAGCCAGCTGCTAATCCCGCAAGAAATGGTGCACCGAAAAAGGGTCTACCAAAAAAGGGTCTGCCAAAAAAAGGTCTACCGAAAAACGGTCTGCCGAAACCGAATGGACGTCCAAAGCCAAACGGTCTGCCGAATCCGCCGAACGGTCTACCAAACCCACCGCCAAATCCACCAAATGGTCTAATTCTTTCATCTGCATCACTTGCATAAATTTCTTGAGGATTTACTTCGGGTAAAAGTTGTACTTCTGAATTCATTTAGAGTAACCTCCATTTATTTTTTATTCAAATAAAGCATATGCATTTACCCATATACTTTCTTGGGTAAATATCCCGATTTGATAAAAAATTGTAGGCCCTCTTCAATCAGAAAGAGCTTTTATATTAAATATTCTTTTTCATTCCGCAATTGGTGCAGTCTCTTAGAAATTTGCCGCCGCCTACACTACTTTTAAATCTAACGCTTCCACAATTATCACACCTACCGCTAACTTTATCCGGCATATCACTATATTCATAAATCTTTGTTAAATCTATATTGGAATATTTATCTTCTTGTTGTTCCATGATGTTCTCCTTTATAGTTAGAGTGCTTTATTTATCATAGCAAAAAGCGAAAAACAACGGAAGTGAGTTTGATTCAACATGACAACTAAAATAACTATTGATAGGCATTCAATAAAGAAAGATTTTGAAAATACTCTTATGTGTTTAGAAAGAAACATTATACATAGAGAAGAAAGTGATGCGTTATTTTGTTTAGGTATCTTACAGGCCATCATTCAATATTCAGGTAAGAAACTTGAAGATAAATTACGTTATGTTAGCATGGTAAGATTAATGAATGAAGCATTTGATAACAAAAAGTGTACTAATATGGACTGTCAATTTGAGAATAATGTTAATTGTGAATATTGCAATAAAGATGAAAGCGAAACTGATAAAGAATAACAATCCAGAAAAAAGACCTCTACCCTAAAGTAGAGGATTTTTTCTGGATTGTTATTTATAGTACCATCCTTTTAAATCAAGGAATTGGCGCACTTTTACAAGTTGTAAACCACTAACTGTAATTTCAGCACTTGGATTCCCTTTTGCATGAACGTTTAGCTCGCTGTCGATTCCTTCACCTTTTAAGAAAGTGCGAAATTCAGCTTCCATTTCCTTGCTCAAACCGCCTGTAGTTAATGTTACAGGTAGCGATTCAACCTGATTAGCCATCACGAACCCACCAGGAACAGCCCATGCTTTTGCGCCTTCTGTATAACCGTATACACTGAAAATGGTATTTGCAGCAATCACTTTTTGCTTTTCAGCTAAATTTGAATATTTGTATACACCTGCAGCTACTTTTGTCTTCACCTGGAATGAATATTTATCACCTAAAGACGTTACTTTTGGTAGGTCCTCTTCTTTTGGCTTGTTAAGCACTTTGATTAAATCATCAATTTTTGCAAGTGTCTTTTCTCCAACAATACCATCACCAAGCAATCCGTTTGTCTTTTGAAATGCTTTTACTGCAGAAACAGTTTCATCACCATAGCTACCATCATCTTTATATTTAGGGAGATCATAACCTAACTTTATTAACTTTTGCTGAAGCTCTTTTACCCCGACCCCATTATCGCCTTTTTGGTAAGATGAAGGGGGGCTAGCGTCTCCCGTTAAAATTACTCCCGCATCAATGCTCTTAAAGAAAGCAAGGTCCATTTCATTAACATCTACGTTACCACGAATACCATTAATTCTACCTTCATCGGTAAACTGGAACATAGCCCATCGATTCCACAAATTTGAATTTCCTGGATTATCAAAACCAATTGGACGCTTAGAACCACCAGCATATCGGGCTACCCATAAAGGATATTTAACAGCTACAGCACTTGTAAAGTTACTTAAGAAGCTATAGCCAGTATAAAGAATAGGGGTAATAGCAGTTTTCTTTTGAATATATCCTAACCATGCCAAAGTAAAGGCATTTACTTTCGCCTTAGATTGTCCTTTGTTCTCCTCTAAATCCAAGCAATGAGGAAGATCTGGCTTCATTTTACCTAATTTACTTAAGAAAAAGTCCACTTCTTTTCTATAATCATTTGTGCAGTGAGAGTAGCAGTAGAAACCAACACGTAATCCTGCATTTTTGGCACCTAAATAGTTTTTATATGCATCCTCATCCGCATAACTCTTTCCTTCAGTTAACTTGATGTATACAGCTTTTACTCCATCTGCAGCTACTTTCTTCCAATCGTTAATGGTGTTGTGATGAGATATATCGATTACCTTAATGTTTTGTTTGCTACGATCCTGCATGTTACTTCATCCTCTCGATAATTAAATTTTTATATATAAAAAAGCCACTAATTATTAGTGGCTTGAATCAGTTTTCTCTTCTTCTGTAATGTTATTAACTTTCAGCGGAGGTACAGGCTCATTTATAGGCGATACAAGAGGGTTAGATTCTAATGAAGGTAATTCTATCCCCCCGCCGTTAATCGCTTCTCTACGACCTTCTGAACGTGTAATTTTCGCATTAATTTCAGAACCTACTTGTTTTAACATCTTATTAGGTATCCATTTTTCATAGCCAGCTCGTGCAAAATTGGCTGTCATGCTCATCCAACTGTGATAAATTAATCCTGCTGAGATAAATAAATAAAAACCACTAATTTCAACACCCGCTACTACAATGGGAATGCCTGATGTCACATCGATTAAGCGGCCAATTAATGGAAGCACAAAAATAATGGTTGTTCGGAAGATCCCCCTTATTCCATAGTCACTAGAATAAGAACCATCTTTTAATGCAGCGCCAATAGCCCCTAACCAATCTAAAGCCACAACAGCAAGTAGCAATAATGCTACATACATATTTACATTCTCCCCGTACAAAGCACTTATTGCTCCACTTATAGTCCCTCCTACCACACCAGCAACGCCTAAGGTGGGATTCATAAGGTTTTTTAAATCATCTATTTCTTGTGTGTATCTCATGTTTCTTCCTCACTCCTCTAACGCGTAATAAAAACGGCTTAATAGCAGTTGAATTCCGAATTTTTCACATAGACACCTACATCAATCTCACATCCTTTCTTAACAAAGAAAATAGTGCTGAACAATGATTATGAATGACTAGTCAAACCCATTAATTAAACGATAAAAAGNNCTTTTTATCGTTTAATTAATTTATATCTGTTGAAGAATTCATATAGATATAGAATATTGCATCAAGTGCTGTTCGTAATCCCCATTGGGCTTTTTCTTTATCTACATCAATATTTTCACCATGAGCAATCTTATTTCTTAGTTCCATTAAATCTTTCCATTGTTTATTTATTGCTTTATTACTACTCAATCCTGCTCCATTCAAGTTTTTAAGGAGCTTATGTGCTTTATCATATATACTCCTCATTGATTCGAGAATAGTATAGGAAGCTTCTTCAGAAAGTCCCTCTGAAATAAGCATTTTCTTTAAAGACTGATCAAGAAAACTTTCAAACATCATTTCTGACGTTAATATAGCGATATTATACTGTCCATGCAATATTTGTTCTTTAATTTGAGCCAACAATAGTAGCCATGTTTCAGAAGGTTTATTTCCACTCTTCCCATATACCTTCCAAAATACTTGGTGACTATCACCAATTCTTTTATAATGCCCCTCACCGCTAATATTCTCACACTCACAAGATGCGATAGTAAACCAATTTGCTTCTAATTCTGTGTAAAAATTGGGCCCTATACTAGCACCTGCACCTTTGTTTCCTAGGTGCACCCGATTTATTAAGAACTTTTTTGGAAGCACAACTTTATATTCTTTTCCAACTGTGATATCAGCAACACCATCATAAATCACATCATATATAGTTGGTAAAATGGCGTAGATATTATCTGAGATAAATTCTTCAATAATTCCTTTATATCGTTCAAATTTATTTCCACACCCTGAACATTCTATTATTTCACTCAAGAAGTTCATTTCCCCAATATCAGCAATTAATCTTTCTATACCTGTAGCATCAAATCCTGACCCTAATCCACATTCACCACACATGTGACTAGTAAGTATACTTGTATTTAGCGTCATCTGTATCCCCCCTCTTATCATAATCAACTTTATTAAATAATTTAAAAACTGTTATCAAGAATGCTGTTTCAGTAAACACTCATATTATTTTTTTAGTTCTCTTTCTATAGAGGATTTCCAAATTTTATATCCTTGACCTTTTAGGTGAATTCCGTCTATTGTAAGTTCACTTTTTAATTGGTTATCCTGTGAAAACTTAGAGTATAGATCAATATATCCGTAATTATATTTTTCAGCCAGTCTCTTTAAGTGTTTATTTATATTGGTTACATCACTGTTATCAACGATATCTCCTACAATTTTATTGTTTACAGGTAAGATACTCTGAACGTAAATTTCTGTATTTGGAGACTTAGTATGAATTGTCTCGAGAATTTTTGAGTAATTTTTTATTACGTCATTTACCTCTTTACCAATTCTTAAATCATTTATCCCTATCATTAGAAATATCTTAGATGGTTTAGCAGCAGTTATAGAATCTAAACGGTGTAAAACACCTTCTGTTGTATCACTCTCGATGCCTCTGTTAACAATCTTATTTGAGTTAAACATTTCATTCCATTCAGATCTCTGGGTAAGGCTGTCTCCCAAAAATACGATAAAGTCCTGAGGGATTGTTAATTGATTAAAAAGCTCTGTTCTGCCTATGTATTGAGGATTTTGATTATAAGGCTGGTCGTAAGGAATATGTAGTACGGACTTTACATAATTAGTACCACCTTGTTTTTTTACAAACGTTGCTAAAACACCTAAAAGAATTAAATTACCTATCAATGATACTACTAGTATTATTTTACCCGTTTTACTTTTCAAATTACTTTCCCCGATTCCTGTGCTTATCACTCAAAATTTAATAACCCTTACATTTTTCCGCTACGTTCTATTAATCTCCTGGAATTATGCTGGTCAAATTATATCTTTATAATTAAAAAGTGGTATGATAATCACGTTTTATTTTTCATTTACTCCTAAGGAGGCGGTATATATTATCATATCGTTTTTCCTCACATTGGAATAATCTGAATATATTTTACTATTCTGCATAAAAAATATCTACCCCTATATTCTTATTCGTTTTAAAGGTTTAGTCCATAAAAATATTTCATATTGCCCCCCGCTTAAAAGAAAAAACTAAAAGCCACACTTTTTAGAGTGTGACTTTAGAATTATTAAGCGGACCGTATTGTATTTGGAGACACTGTGTTTCCATCTTTGATTGTAGTATCGCCTGTATATCCTACTCCAATATTATCTAGCCCATAGGAGTTTGAAGTGCTGAGCCCCATTTCGACGACATAGTTAGGCTTATTAGCTAAATCAGTAAAAGATTCATTACGTGATACATTTGCATAGATATTATCAAGGACTTGGATTGCAGGGTATCCTCCACTAGCACTTACGCTTGGATATAAAATATCATTATCCTGCACTTTATTGCTTTTTTGCGTAGATCCTAAGCCGTTTAATCGAATGCCATATTGCTGAGCATATTCTACTCTGTTGCGTTTAACATTATTTTTATTTGAAGAACCCGTTAAAAGTATACCCGCCGCTGACTCCACGTTCACCACTTTATTATCATAAATTTCTCCATGGCCACATGAATGGATAGCTGAATATCCGTTCATTATCCGATTATTTGCAAATTCATAGTTAGAACATGATATGAGGCTAATATGACGTTTCTTTCCATCATCTCTTATGAATGAACCTTCCGGAACTACTGTTCCATCGCCTCCTGTACATCCTGTAAACGCCAATGCAGTCTTTCCTGTGTAAGTAATAGTTTGTTCAATACCGTTTATTGAAACTTTGAAAACACCTGAGTCTGCATAACCTGAAGTTGTTTTAACTACAAACTCTGTAGCACCTGCCTTAAATTCTCCAGTTGTTCTGGTAAATACACCACCTACTCGTGTACAATTATTTAGTACTTCTATGTGATGGCAGTTTTCAATCAAAACTTGCTCATTCTCAGTATCATAAATTCTATTTCCTTCAACAATAGAACTATGAACATTAAATAAGTAAATACCATTGCCAGCGCCTTGTGGTAATTTCCTTGGATCATCAACTACCTTAACACGTTTAATAGTATTATTTTTGATAATTGCTTCCGTTCCGTGCCTTCCATAGATGGAGCAAAACTTCGAATCATGCATTTTGTTGTCTTCTATGATATAAGTTTCAACGTATTTCCCTGCCTTTTCAAGGCTAAGTCCTGTTGTTTGCATAAACACATCAATATTACAATTAAAGAACCTATTTCCTTTTACGGTTCCCTCATTACCTTGTGTAAGTATTTCTGCTTCTGCATTCACTTCTGTGCCAATATAGCAGTTCTTAAAAGTGTTATAGTTTACTTGAGAACGTTGGCCTTTGTTAGTTACGCCTGTCCCCCAAATGGTATCAAATTCATTGTTGTTCACCCAAATATCAGAGCATCCATGTCGAAAAATAACGGCCTCTTCACCGGAATTCTTAAAATTATTTTGATAAATTCGTCCGTTTTCACTTGGAACTATAACATCATATAACTTGTATCCTTGAGCAGTTGTAGTAGTTGTACCAATAGATTCAATAGAAACCATGTCAGAACCGGCATGATTAAAATTACCCTCGAATGTACACTGAGTAATATCAAAATCAGTTACACCTATTAGCCGTAAGGGTGATCCATATACGGGCCGTACTTCACTATCAGTTATAACAGGTGACGTCAACCCTCCGCCTCCAATTACCCCGTAGTTTGTACATCCAGTAAATGCTGTTTCGGTTTTCCCGCTATAATTAACGGACTGGATTCCTGCTTGGGTATAAATGTATAGGTTTCCTTTTGAATTGTATCCCTCAGTTGAATTTACATTATAGGTCTTGGAATCCGCATTATATGAACCAACTATTTTGGCAGGAGTTCCAAATCCGTCATCACTATTGACCTGCAATTCTCTTACCATTGACCCAGATGATTCAACAATTCTCATTAAATCACCTGTATACAGCGGAGCTCGCTTAATAACGGCGTCTTTGTGACCAATTATAGAGAATTTATGTTTATTGGTAATTGAGACGAATCTATCTAATACGTAGGTACCCTTAATAAAGACAACTGTTTTTCCTTTTGCACCTATATCATCATACAGACGTTGAATTCTAGGTGAATCACTAGCTTCAGGAATAATTCGGGGATAGTCATCTGTTTTAAGGTATAATCCTTTTCCTTTTAAAGTGTTAACTTCGTCCATTACTTGCTTCAAAAAGCCTAGAACCCCTCTAATACTAGCCATTATGTCACCGCCGTTCCTTTAACGGTGACGTTGCCGCCTATCACTTCTGCCACTCTTGCTCTAAATTGATAAATACCAGGAACTTCAAAGGACCAAGTTTCATTATTTCCAGTTACTTGACTGGACATCTCCATACCATTGAGCCTCATTCCTGTACATTCTTCCCAATTCTGTCCATCCATAGAAAACTCAAAAATAATCGTTCTATTAGTAGCAGTTCCGGATATACGTTGTGTAATCGTCCTAAAAGATCCAACATTAAAAGGTTCGCCATCGTTACTTGTTTCAGCAGCTTCTTGTAATATAACGTCTTTTACTTCTGTAATTGGCTGAACATATAAACCTTGCTCTCCTTCTAATAAAACAGGCTCACCATCACTTTTTCGAAAAAATTGCGGTAACATAAACCGATCTTCTCCACGAAGTGTATATAGCACCTTCTTTAAATCCATCTTATCAACCTCCTTATAAAACAAAGAAGAGGACTGAATTCAGTCCTCTAAACCATCACTTATTAAGATATAAATTAGCCCTGCAATAAACTTGTCCAACCTTGAGCATCTAATACTGATTTAAACTTATTAGCTAATTTTTTCAGTCCGGATGCTTTCAAATGATATCCATCAGATTGGTAATCAGCGGCCACAAATGAGACTGTTGAAAAATCACAAAGGACCACATTTTTGTTTGCTGCTATTGTTTGAATTAATGTTCGCTTAGCCGTATATCTAGTATTGTCATCAGGTGTAGTAGTTGTATGGATATTACACAAGATAATTCTTGTGACTCCAGCTGCTTTTAATTGATCAATCATAACCTCTAAATTAGCTTGTGTCACAGCATCTGTAATTGATTGTCTGGCATCATTTGTCCCACCATAAATACTAGCAACTGTAGGAACGCCCCTTTTCGTCATAGAGGAGAACCTCGCAAGCATCTGGGCTGTTGTTTCACCATGGACTCCAAAATTATATGAGCGGCAATTCCCACCGACTAATAACTGTACTTGATGAGGGTAGGCGTCTGTTTTAGGAATAAATAATACATCATCCGAATTAGTAAAACTGTCTCCCATAAACTTTAATTGTTTGATAACCGGATCTTTTGGAACACTGCTCATCTTATTGCCCTCCTACTACAATATAACAACCCGCTGCGGATGCTGATACTCTAATTCCACCATAAAATACTACTGGACCAGGTACTGCTCTAAAATCGTTGGCCGGAACTGGAAAAGGACCAACAATTGAGCGACTATTTCCGTCCTTTAACGTTACATTTATAGGACTGCCCGTTGTATTAGTAATAACTGCGTTTCTCATCCAGACATCAACGTTAAATATTGTTTTTTCTCCAGTATCAATACTAACTGGTTGTCCTCTTGAATCATCAAACATTTGATGATAATCAACAGCCGCTCTAGTAAAAGCTTGTGCAGCGTTTGCGTCATCTACTAAAAAACCTTGAATACTTACAACATTTGAATCTATCTTAGTGAGAGTCAAAACATGTTCTCCTGGAGGTAAGTCAGTTGCAATCATATAAGGAATATTATAAGCATCTACTTCCGAGTCTCCTGTGTTTAATAATTCGTACGCGGTTCCGTCAATATCAACTGACAACTTACCATTACCAGCTGCTCGTTGAATTAGAATACCAATCCTTGTCCCTCTAAATGAAAACTTAATTTTAGCCCCTGCTGTATTGCCATATAGATGGGTTAACCCCTCGATTTGTTTTGGTAATCTATTAAAGGCAAAGTTTGTTGCTGAGTATCTGCCGGGCTTAGGAGGAATAAAGACCAAATTGTATGATTTTTGTTCTTGTGCATTAAACTCACTATTAGGTGGTACAATTGCCATTGACATTAAGATACCGCCTTTCCTTTAATAGTCACTTTACCACCAGAAATAGCGGTAACTCTTGCGCGAATTTGTAATAAACCATCAATTTCGAACTTCCAAGTTTCATCAGTTGTTGTAACTGGATTAGACATATCGTAATCCTTTATGCGAAAGCCCTGTAGCGGCTCCCAATTTACACCGTCCATTGTAAATTCAAAGTAGATAGTCCTGCTTGTAGAATCCCCTGAAATACGTTGTGTGAGCGTTTTGAATGAACCCACATTAAATGGTTCACCATCGTTGGGTACCCCAATAACATTTTGGAGGATAACCTCCTTCACCTCGCTAATCGGTTGAACATAAACGCCATTCTCCCCTTCTAGAAGAACAGGCTCACCATCACTTTTTCGGAAAAATTGAGGTAACATATAACGATCTGCACCGCGAAGGGTATAAAGAATTTTTGATATGTTCATTAGATAGGCCTCCTTTAAATATTTTTAGATATAAAAAATAACGCCCTAAGGCGTTGTGTTGTGAGTATTTTATTAGCCATTACATAAATACCACCCCTTTCAAGCAAAAAAACAATACCCTGGAGCATTTTATAGATCAATCTTAATTTCAGCACTCCCACCTTTGATATTGCTCATAGAGATATTAGGCATACTCGCACTAGACGTTTCTTTCAATCCAAGTAAAATAGAGGAAGAACCATACGCTCTCATGTAGTCATAACCCACAGACCTAACATCATCAATCTTAAAACCTTCTGAACTTGTGTATTTAATTTCTAAAAATGGAATGGTTCCGGCAGGCAGGTTTTTAAATGTAAACAGTATACCCTCTGCAGCGCTAGTAATAGAGGACATATATTCTGAACCCTTTCGGTAAGTAACAGCAGGCACTCCATCTGTAATGGATAAACGTAAATGAACACGTCTAGCACCCGCATTCCTCACAGATAAATCATCCGTACCACCATAATTAAGATTATTATTAAAGTTCATTAGATAAGACGTATAACGATCTTGAGGATACGTATTTCTAGTCTTTTCAATACCAGCTACAATTGCCTGAGCAAAGCTATATAAGGCAGGGGTCCAATTCGCTCGGTCCGCTCTCTTGAATCTACTCCAGTCGCCATCAACAAAGAAATCTTGTCGCTGTTTAGTTGTAATTTCTAACTGACAGCAACCTCCATTTTTATTACGATTACTCACATTATCTAATTGCTCTCCTATAATCTCAGGAGGAGCAATCTGAGCATTAAATCCACGAGCCGTTAACTCGCTCCAAATCGTATTACGTAGGGCAATATCTAACCCGCCTACATTAATAATCGCTGTGTCTCCAGAAGCCCCGTGAAGAGCTACATGTTGCTTAGCATCTGTAACCATACTTACCATAGTTGGCTCATCGTAATTAACACTAGTTACATGCAATTCAGCATTATTTAACGTTCTCAAGGCTTCAAATATGAAACTGTCATATCCACCCAATTCTCTAGTTAAGATATTCAACTCACTAGTACCTACCTCAATACCTCCACCATGAATAGAGGAAATTAATACATCGTGATTATTATCAACGGTATAAATGTCCCAATCTAATCCCCTAACAGTTGCGGCCTGCAAGGCTGTCATACTTGGATATAAATCTGGCATTAATATGTCAACTCCTTATCTGACCTTGCAATGTTAGAAAAACGCAATTTAGTTACAACAGCAGCATTGTTATGAACAACTGACATCGTGCTGCCAAAATCACCTTTTACTGTTTTGTCGTAATATTTCACACCAATCTTTTTACCATTTACAAATAATGAATACTCTTTTGCTTTATGGTTCCATCTTAAGGAAGCTGTAAAAAGTTCATTTACTTTTGCTACACCAGCACCAGTTGCGATGTATCCACCTGACCATTCATCGATACTAAAACTAATAGTTCCTTTCGCACTTACAAAGAGCAGGAACCTTCCTGATGTAGGAAAATCAATACGGCAATAGTTAACTGTATCAGCTAGAACAAGAGGGACAATTCCAATCTCTACAGTTCCTTCATTCGCATTTAAAACATTTGCAGTAGGAATAGTAAAAGACTCAGACAGTGATGGATCTACCAATAAACCTCCCATATCAAATACAGGATTATTAGCAGGATATGTCCGCCCCTTATAAGTTCTAGTCGTAGCTCTCGAAAAAGTAGGAGTTCCTGCATTTAAAGGAATAGCTGTTGCGGTCGTAGATTCAACCAATTTAGCATTTTCCTTCTTTAAGATTGATATTTCGGAAGATAACCGCTTGCTTATGTCTGCATGGGTAGTACCAGCACTATCTTTGCGAAAGTCCTCAACCTCTTTATATTCATCCTTAGAAATCCCACGCTCTTGTATTTCTTGAAGGAATTTATAGACCCTGTTAAAAAACCAGTTCATCCACTCAGCAGGCGGACGATCTTGAGCAAGCCATCCGGCAATTCTTTTAGAAGATGAAGGTGCTTGCCCTTTGTTTTCCCAATTAGGAAGTTCAGACTTGAACGGCATAAATATAACTCCTTTCTAACTAAAGCGGTACTGTTGTTTCTTTACCTGGAACTATATATGAACCAAGCGTTCCACCTTGAGAGGGTTGTGCAACACTAGATAACCCATTGGAACTACTAGGATTAGTCTCATAATCTGCTGCTGACGATAATTCAAATGTTCCGTCCAACTGAATAGATTGAACTTCTATACCAGCCGAAACAGTAGATTGAACAATGTTAGCGAATGTATAGGGGGTAAGTCCTGCTGCATAGATCAGAGATAGCGGCGTATTAGTCATATAAATCGCTGCTGGTTCATCCGCTGAATATAATCTAAATTCTGTTGAGCTACAATTTAGGGTTTGAGCAAGCACCTGCAGTACTTTATTAAAAGATCCATCACTTGTATCACGTGCAATTTTACTTTTAATTAATGAGCGGTAAACATCATCAGTTAACTTCCCTCGTTTTTGTCCCACTTCTTCGCCAATTAAATCGAGTGTTTTTCCTTCAGCAATATTAAGATCATGCCACTCTTCAATTGTTTCAAAAGTACTCTTTAAATCATTTATTTGCTCATCAAGCAAAGAAAAAATCTTTCCTAGGTTTGAATTATCCGTCTTAATAAAAGCGTCTGAAATACGAGAAAACCAATCTTTAATCAAGTAATGTTCACCTCAATTAAATTAGGACTAGTTCTAGCAATCTCATAGCTTTGCAAAGGCAGATTATTCATAACGAATGAACCTCCCGTTCTAGCAACCTGGATAGTTACATCTTCAATGCCAGGCACATCATAAACAAAACTAAACAATTGGGAGTAAACTATTTTTTCTCCCATTGATAGCCCTATCCAATCTGTTTCGGACTCGTCTGTACCGCCTATATTTTGAATTAAGACTTGTTTAATATCTGAGGCACCTGTAATTAGAAAGCTTGTATTGGTTTGTACATCAAGCTTTATTTTAATAGGTACTTCTGCTGCGTAATCAAACCTTACAGTGTGACTATTACCGCTAATATCTGTGACTTGTACAGCTTCAGTCCCTACGGTATCTATTCCAGCAGCCAAACAGTTAAATAATGACTCTGCTACAGCTTCACGACTTCCTCCTAATACATAAGCATGAACAACAGGGCTAAGGCTTACTACACTAGAAGAACGAACGCCTGTTGTATCATTTAAGCGGGCTACCATTGCATTTACAGTTGTATTACCTGATATGGCCGGTGAATTAATTAGACGATCACGGAACTCTGTATCTGTTTCACCATCCCTTCCTCCTGTAGCGGATAAGGGATTTGTGACGGTATACAACGTTTCAATTGGTTCCGCTTGTACATTAATGGTATTAGCAGCAACATTTGTATTTAATCCTGTCTCTTCAGAAACCGCTTGACCACTTCCGCGCCCTACTTCATCTAAAATGACATCTTCAATTAAGTAAAAAAACTGTCCTTTTCGTGTAGCAAAACGAGCTTGTTCCGCAATTGTACTGTTAGGAACACCAGTAAAGGCTAAATCTACATAGGATTCAGACGACTGATCTCGACTCATGCCCTTATTAGCTGCTAATCGATCAAGTTGAATGCCTTCTGCTTTACTTGAATAGGCGCTATTATAGACCTTTTCAGCTACCTCCCATAAAACGGATAGAAACCAACTGAAAATTGCTATAAGCATACCGAAAACACTCTTAGAAGAGGTGTTAATATCTTTTCCAAATTTCTCCTGAAACTTTAGTTCTAATTCTTCTTTTAAATCTTGGTATGTTTTTCTCTTGAATCCGTTTTTATCAAGCATTTAATTCCACCTCGTCGATGGTTAGTTCTGTTTCATCTAGTTTCTGAATAGTAAGTGATATCTGTCTAACCCTAGTTTCCAGGTTATCAATAAACGTAATATTAGAAACGGCTTGTATACGTTCATCACGTGAAAGAGCTTCAATAATATCGTCACGTGCTTCCTCGTTACTGGTACCCTTACCTAATAAGTTATCGTGTGATACACCTTCTTCAGGGTCTAAAAAGAACTCACCTTTCCGCGTTAACAAAGTGTTTTGTACGGATTGAATGAGTTCTTCATCATCATTAATTAGGACAAGATCATTATTTTCAATAACTAAATCACGATCTTGAAGTTTAGGAGACTTCACAAGTCATACACCCCCACAATAACAGCATCGGTCATACTATGCATTCTTGAGAACTGTGGATCAAAGGGCTGCTTAGATAAATTATCTAAAGCACGATCGGTAAAGTTTACGTGTACAATGTCTCCTACAGCTACAGGTTGCACATGCTTTAGCACTGGTACGGCCAATATAAGAGCATGTTCTTCTCCATCATCTTTAAAAAGCGGCTTTATATCCGCTGTCTTATCATAAACCTGAATGACTTTAGCGGGAGCAGCTACATAGATATTAGCTTTAATCGCTTTAATTAAGTTTTCGAAGAATTTCGCATCTGCTGCCATTAAATCACCGTCATTTCTGTTTTAAAATCAGAGCCGCTTGCTACATGTTTTCCTTTTTTCACTCTGTACTGACCATTTGCTGTTTTGCTTTTGATTTGAATAATAGATGCAGTAGCAATTCGGTGCTGTAAAAGACAAGTCGCTGTATACCCCTTTAAATCATCTTCTTCAAAAGGATCAGGAGAGCCTAATAAACCAGTGGCTTCTTCCAATATAAAACGCTCATCCGAACCTTCTTTAATAGATCGAATGATTAAAGTACCCCTTCTGTAGTAAAGGGAAGCACCACAATCCTTAACAACCTCATTCAGGTTATTTAAGATATTACCTGTTACGGTATATCCGTTCTTATAAGCTGGATTCTTTGGAAGTTTCATTTCGCCAAGACGTATACCTAATGCGCTTACGAGCTTCCGAATAATAGCATCTGCTTTTGTACCCTTACCAAATGCAATTTTTAATGCCTTTTTATCTGTACTCGTAGCGGTTGTTACTTTCACTCCTGAATAATCTTGTCCCTCTGTCATATAGATAGCTGTTACTTTATCTACTCCATCACGACTAGTTAAGACTCTAGAAATCTTACCTTGAGAAATAATACCATAGTCTGATTTATACCCCGCTTGCAGAACAAGCTTATTCCCCTTTTTAATTCGGTTGATAGATGTACTAGAAAGGTTGTATATTTCCACTACAATTTCATTAGGGTTAGAGTCATCATCAAAGGGGACTTCAAACTCAATATGAAAATCGCTGTTAGAAAAATCATCCTTATAATCACCTTCTACATGAACCTTAATGATCCGGCCAAATAAATCATTACTCATATACTTACCTCACTGGATTCATCGTCGGATATGTCATCAATATAGATAAACGTTGTTACCATGAAGTTATCAAATGTGATTCTCTTTGTTTGTCCCGATTCATCTAAAGCAACTAAAGAAGGCGCGGGCAACCGTTTGTCTGTCACATCACCCCATAACGGAATATCTAATACTAGTTTTTCGCCTAGTACAATAGCATTGCGGTTCATATCATATAGATCAATCGTAAAAAAATCTTGTGTTTGGTTATAGTTGATTTCTATGATGAATGTTTCATTTGCCAAATCTATTTCAAATTGTTCAGGCAAGCTGTCTTTATTTATAGGAATGTAATCACGCATAGCTTCACCTCAATTTATTTCACTCTTAATTTTACCCCTATAGGTATTCTTCTGTCAGGGTACTTATTCCATTTCCTTAGCTGAGCAATACTGGTACCATATTTTTTCCACATATCCCAATACGTATCACCTTTCTTAACAAGATGATATGCAGCACTTGAAGGTTTAGTTGTAACAGGTTTTTTCTTGCCGCTATTTTTCACTTTTACCCAAGGAGTAGAAGCAATCCGAATTTGTCTCAGTTTAATAGATATGTCCTTACCATTTGCAATACTAGAATCTACAGAACCGCTTAAGTCTAAGATAATAACGTTTTTAGCTATGTTTCGTCCCACATAACTTAAGATAGTACCGTTATTCATACACTTTTTTAAATATTCGTAATCAGTCTTATAGGACTTACCAATTAAAAAACCAGAGAGTGAAAACTCATCTGGTTTTTGTTCAACATGATCTGTCATAGGAATACCTTGTTCTACGGGATAAGAGGTAGCATCCACTGAAGCAGAATCATCTTCTTTTTCAATTACTAAACTAATATTACCTAACCGAGCCATTTTCACCCTCCTATACTAAGCCTAAATTGATAAGGATTTCTTGTAATTTTTTGTATTGCTCTTCAAGTTCTTCTTTAACCTGTTGTCTAACACCTTTATCGCCTGAACCATTTCCACCATTAATGTTAATAACAGGACTAAAATCTATATTAACCTGACTTGTTCCTGATGTATTAACAGGAAATGAGGAACTAGATGACCCAGAAGCATTAGATTCACTTGATGCTTGCTTAGACGTCTTTTTAAGAAAGTCAGGAATGCTAGGCCATACTTTTGTTCCTACAGGCAAATTAGGGAACAAAGTGGACCTATTAGGGCTAATACCCATAGCTCCATTAGGTAACATAAACGGCTCATTTAAACCTCCATCACCAAGGATTGCGTTTCCTCCCTTGTGAAAGTTAGTTCCGTTTTTGTACCAGTTGTGACTTCTCCACCAACTTAATGCTCCACCAATGCTCTTATAGCGACCTAGAATATATTTAATACCCCAATAGATGTTATTGATAGGGTTAAATGGATCACCTTTGTAGTTGAAGTGCTTCAACTGCATTAAACCTTTTGCGGTACCGTCAGATGTAGGAGCACCAACTGCTCTAGGATTACCAGTTGACTCTTTGTTGATAATCCATGCTAGACCGCTTCTCCAATCGCCACCAGACACACCTGCTCTTGCCATACCTTGAGAAATCCATTTTCCAAGATTTCCGCTAATTGGTCCACTATATCCACCGCCTCCACCGGCTTTACCTTTTAAATAACTTAGAGGGTTGATATAGGCGCCATTTCGCTTAATTTTCAAGTCTAAGTGTGGTCCAGTTGAAAACGTTTATACCCCTGTTTTCACAGTATTTAGTAGGGACTAGACTATACCATAGCCATTTTACAGGCTTCCTTATTGTAGTCGTTGAACCTTCACCATTACAGGTGCTTGGCTGCTGATTATCCAATCTTTATTCTTTTCAAACCTTCACGTTTACCGTTTCCAGTTACGTTGTGGTGAATAAAGCTCTAAGGACGTTCCAGCAATTTAAAGGATTGTTCGACTAACCATTACAGTTAGAAGGGGCAATTTTCACCCGTTGAACCTACTCGACCAATCACTTGTCCTTCTTTTACTCGCTGACCTTGTTTAACGAAAGGAGCACTCATCATATGGATGTAAGATAATAAGTCTGAACCACTTTGGATGCGTACACCATTACCAGCGGTGCTTGAGCCAATAAGAACTTGTTTAACAATACCGTCTGTTAATGACTTAATGGCAGTACCTTGTGGTGCCGCTAAATCAATACCATGATGAACCCCGCCTTTATGAATGCGATCATTGGGATTGCCTCCAGGTGTAAAGTTGGTAGTTAACCTAAATGGACTACCTAAATAATAGCTACCTATGCCGGTACCAGACGCATCACCGCCCATAAAATCAATAGCTTCTAACTGCTTTTTAATGTAGCCAACAGCTGAAGACTTAATTTTCTTAACCGATCCACTCAGCATAGAACCAAAGGCACCGCTAATCTTAGGTAAATCAGGAATAAATTTAGCGAAAACTTTTTTCATTAAGTCGCCTGGATTAGAAACGTAATCGTATACGTCTAATGCAAGGTCTTTAACTTTTGTAGCTCCAGCAGTTACTTTTTCTTTAGCAACCGCTCCAACGTTAGCAGCGGTATCTTTTACGGTTCCTAGCGCATCTGCTGCAACACTTTTAAAGTTTTTACCTACGTTTCCTAAATCGTAAGCTGGAACCATACCCGATGCCATCAACTCTTGTGTTTGTGGACCAGAAAATACTTTTGTTCCTCTAGGTAAATTAAGCATTGTATCCGTTGCTGGAGACATACCCATATGACCACTAGGAGTAATGTATAATTCCTTCATTCCTCCATCACCAAGGATTGCAGGACCACCAGGATGATAATTTGTACCAGTTGCGTATTCAGGAGCTGTCCATTTCGGTATCTTGCTATCAACACCAATTTTACCAAGTACCCAGTTTACACCGCCTGTTACTCCATTGATCCCTGAAGCTAAGCCGCTAATTAAAGCATTGGCTAAATGTTTTACCCCGTCAAGGGCATATTTAGACATCGACTTGATTCCGGCACCAATTTTTCCTGGTAAATCTTTTGCTGCTTTTACGATTGAAGTAAAGCGGTCAGTGACATTTTTCCACATGCTTTGAGCTAAATTAGTAATAGAGGATTTTACTACAGACCAAGCCGAAGTTAGCCTTGATCCCGCTCCCTTTACTAAATTGACTATAAAATTTCCGCCAGCAGAAAAAGCGTTTTTCAAGAACGTCCACAATGCAGTTGCTACTCTACTTAAAGAGGATTTCATGAGATTAAAGGAACTAACAATTAGCTGTGAAGCGCCTCTTAGTAAATTAAGAAGAGCATTTCCTCCTGCAGAAAAGGCACTACGTAAAAAGTTCCATAAACCCTTTATTATTGTAGTAGCTGAAGACTTCAAAAAATTAAATATGGTCAGCAGTAAATTAAAATACCCTCTGACTACAGATACGATAAAACTAGCTCCTGCAGAAAAAATCGATTTCAAAAGGCTCCATAAACCTCTTACAATGGCAAGGGATCTAGATTTAATAAAATCAAAAGCGTAGAGAAGCATAATCCTAAATGTTTCTATGTTACTAAGGACACTTCTAGTTCCACCTAAAAAGAGTGATTTCAAGGCTCCCCATAATCCTGTTACGCTTCCCCGTAGTAATCCACCAAATCCGCGGAACACACCTAAAATTCGACCAACAAACATTAGATTTATATAGTTCCAAATTAGTTGAATCGCTCCGAAAAAGATTTGCTTCAGGCCTTCCCACATTTTAGAAAAATCACCAGTGAACAAACCAGCAAAAACCTTGACTAGGCCCATAATAATTTTTAGGGCTCCATCTATTATCCCCATAATGTTGCGCCATGCTCCCTGGATTATTCCAACCAAAAACGGCCAAACAACAGAAAGTATTGGAGTAATAATAGACATCGCTACACGTACAGCGGTAGCTATTCTAGAAAAAATATTTTTAGCTGCCTGTAGGATTTGTTGGCCGTTGCTGTCCCAAAAAGAACGGAGTTGAGCAAGTTTTGATTGTCCAAAACTAACCACTGCAGAAAGAGCTTGATTGATATAAGGAGACAAGAACCCCCATACTTCAAGTGCTTTATTCTTTATAGCGGTCCATCCGCTAATCACGGCATTTCTGAATGTTTCTGATCGATTCCAAAGAAGGTAAAGAGCTGCTCCAAAAGCAATAACTGCTGCTGATACAAGCAACACAGTTCCCATCATGGCACCTAAACCGGTTACTAATGGTCCAATTAGCATCCAAGCAGCAGCAAAAGTCGCTCGCAGTCCCATAATATAACCAATACCAGCCGCAAGAGGAGTAAGTATAAGTGCAAACGTAGCTACAAGGTAAAGAAACATACCTGCTAGTTTAGTAATCCAAGGACTAATTTCATTTAATCTTTGAACGAATTGACCAACTCTGGTGCCTATATCTACAAATTTAGCTGCAAATTGACCCCAAAACTCAACAAATGGTCCAACTGCCTCAGCCCATACCTTTTTAAAGTTATATAAAGAAATACCTAGCGGAGTTAAGGAATTCTGTAAGTCCTTTACTTTCTGCTGGGTTTCCTGTTTTAACTTATCTAATTCGGTGGTGGCCGCTGTTCTAGCTAACTGATGTTTCTCTTTCCATAAGCTTACATACTTATTCAAACTACCTTCTGACATTTTCGTTAAGGCAGCCACTTGTCCAGCCGCCTCAGGCCCCATTTTGCGTAGACTAGCAATAAAACCTTCATCTACACCTTTATTAGCAAGCGTGTTAATATTTTTGGACCAGTTCTTCATAATGTTAACTTGTCCCTGGAGGTTAGCCATTAATGTTTTTGGACTTGTTTTTTCAATCTGAGCTTTTTGGAAAAGTCCCCAAGTATCTACAATCTCTTGAGTTCTCTTTGCAACAGCATTTTTATAGTCCGTCCACACTTGAGCTTGTGCCGCTAAATTTTCACCGACATCAGGACCTTTGGCTGCATTAGCTAAAATGGCAGTAAACCCTGCCCATGCTACTGATGTAACAAGAGCTACAGATTGCATACGCATAACACCTTGGTTAATCAGGGCAATTTGATCCTGCAAAGCTTTCATACTAGCATTAGGACCTAACATCTTAAAGGCTAAGAATGTAGCTTCACTCTCTCTTGCTAGCTTTTCCATACCTGATGTAATACGTAAAAGCGGATTATTCACCCTCATCAAAGCAGTGCCCATACGATCATAGTTTCCAGTTATCTTCTCGCTTCGACCGCTCATAGCAGACAAAGTAGCCATAGTTTGAACAATACTTTTACGCATTGCCACATTTCCGTTTATCATCTGATCAGTAGCTTTTTTATGCTCTTTACCAAGTCGACGAACTTCAGACATGAAATCATTTGTCGTGCCAGTATACTTACCCATTTGAGTACCTAACTTATACATATCCTGCTCAGTCTTCATAATTTGCTGGCGATACTTAAGCATGTCATTATGATTGCTGATGAGGGACTTACGCATTTCAACACTCATGTCATGCCAATCATAAGCTAATTGTGTAGCTGTAGTACCCATGTCTCTAGCCAACCTACGGATAACATCACTTTGACGATTGATTTGGTTATTAAAAGCCTCTGACTCACGAATCATTCTTCTATTAGAGGAAATAAACTCATTGCCCATATTCCCCATAGCAGAACCAGTAGCATTTGCGCTTCTTCTAAATTGATTCATTTCCCTTGTTAACTCACCAAAAGGAGACTGTTCTTGTTCAAAACTAATACCAACCACTAGATCACGAAGGTTTTCCATTTAAGCTCTTACCTCCTTCCTTATGTATTTTGTCGTGCTATTTCACTTTATTGGCAGCATTTTTCTTTTCAATTAAGATATCTAATGCCATGTTAACTTCCTGAAGTTGATTATCAGACATTTGGAGAGCTTCATCATAGCTAATAATCCGCTCTACAATTGGTCTCCAAAATGTCCATCTATCCATTACTTCTTTTCTTACAATACCTTCAGCTCTACCCTTACTTTCCGCTTCTAAGAAAGGTAGAAGCTTCTTTAATTAATTCATCATATCCGTCATGTGCTTCAATTCCTTTTTCTTCATTACCATCGAAGTAATCCCAATCTACCTTAGGATCTACAATTACATGTTGGAATAGCTCTTCTGCCATCTTCTCATTAGAGAAACCACCTGTTTCTGTGGAACAACGATCAATAATTCTTGTTTTTTCTCTGTGACCCGGGAATTGTAATGTGTAGTCTACACCTTCAACTTTAACTGTTTTCTGAGAACCGATTTTAGCCATTTTAAAAATCTCTCCTTTGTAATGTAAATATAAAGAAGCGGCCTGATTAGACCGCTTAGTAATGTTGGTATTTTTTCTTTTCTTTGAAGACTTACGCATTGCTTAGTCTTCCATATAATCTAATACTTGTACCTCGTATTCACGAGTGCCTGACTCTTCCTCGTACTCTCTAGCTGGCGATTTCTTAATCAAAGCCTTTGTTCCACCTGATTTTTCAGTTCGACCATTAGCACCTGGAGCTGTTACCCAGATAGGAAACTCCACTAAGCTTTTAGACTTCTGTTTTAAAAAATTAATAGATGGTGACTCCGCTTGTACAGTAAATTTAATTGTTCCAAGAGGGTTATTAGTTCTAGAAACCGCTACATCACCTTGAGCTCCTACTTTTGTAGAAAAAGCTTCTTCATCTTTCTCAGCACTAACAAAAGAGCCGTCTGCAAAACCAGTAATGAATACTCCATCTAATACAAGAGTAACTTTTTTAGCATCATACATATTTATATATACCTCCTTAAACTAAGATTTCTCCTTTAATGTTAGCTTCATGAATTGCTCCCGCTAACTCAAAAGAAAACGACAAGCCATTATATACACGCTTAGCACGGTCCTCTGCAGGTGTTTCTTCACGTGATAATGTATTAACTGTATAAATTGGATTTTCATCAGCATCAGCGGCAATGATCCCTTGAGAAAATGCTTGCTTGAGCACAGTTGTTGTCTGGGCATCCAGTAAATTGATACCACGGTGATCAAAAGGTATCTTTTTATTCGTAGAGAAGGCGCTTTGAATACTATTCTCGATGTTTGTTTTAACCCATGCTTTCCCGTGCATTACATCAATGTACTCTCCACTCACTACGATACCTTCACTTGTTTGAGGAACACCTGCCTTTGAAACATAAGCAATAGCTCCATCTTGATGAATAACCATAAGTTCATCCTTAGTAATATCAATCGGGGTAATCCCTTTTAACGTTTTAAATTTCCATGTAACAGAGCCAACTTCTTGGCTACCAACCTCTCCAACGAATGCTGCATCTGCCTTCTCACCCACAACTGGATGAAAGAAATTAATTGTATGTTCGTAATCTTTAACTTTAAAAGCATTACGACTTTCAGAATCAACGGTTCTCACTACAAACTTTTTAAATTTCTTACCCTCTAAGTAATCAGCAACGGCAATTTGATCAGTTAAATCAGCATCAGCAGTTAATAAGAAGAACCAGTCATGATCATAATAAAGTGAAACTGCATCAATAATAGCTTCTACAACTGTTTCACCAGAATAAAGATCTACGCCATTGGTCTCAATGTCTGTAGTAGTACCACCCACCGTTGGAGTAGTTTCCACATCCGTTCCTGAAGTCTGTACAGAAGAATCAGATGGATAATAAGTAGCAATTGCTAAGGTAGCGGGACGATTTTTTTGTGCAAAAATAGCAGCCGCTTTTTTATAAGCTTCTGTTGTTTCAGCAAAGTCCACTTTTACACTATCAATATCACTATATGTTTTATATGCACTTGTCCCAGCCTTTTTAGCCAAAATAAGCGGTTTGCCTAGCCCGATAAGACCAGACGGCTTTACTAAATCAATACTGACAGTTACGTCTTGTAATGGCACTTTATATACCTCCTATGGAGTCAATGTTTTCGATTTCTTGTTGATATTCGTCAGACAAGCGGATTTGCACATCAAACCCTTGTTTATATTCATAGCTTTCAAGGAGAAAAGTTGTTCGAGCTTCAATGTTTCCTACTCCTATTACAACAATCCCTTGATCTTGCAGAAATGTCCTACCAAAAAAAATAAACCATTTGTGAATGGTTTTAGCATGTTCTCTAGCCGCTTCCTCATCTTCTGCAAAAATAGTAAGAGATAATGTTTCTTTATGTGTCTCTGTCCGCTTTAAATAAAGCTTAGAGTCTACTTCTTCCACTGTCTCAATATCTTGTCCTCTATCCTTAATGAAAGGTGAAGTTACATTAATTACGCCATATGGTAGGTTAGGTATAGACTTTGTAGTATTAGCGGGAATAATAAGAAACTGTGTGTCTTTTAAAATCTGTTTTCTAATGGTTTCTACCACACTCATACCTTTTCATCTCCCTTATCACGCCATGCAGCATAATAGATGTATACATCCGCATATTCGCTGTAATCCTTAAAGCTTTGTACAACGTAGCGGTTAGATTTATATTCAATTTCCTGCTGAATCTCTAAAGGCTCAAGTGTATATAATTTCTTATCCTTAACACTATATGTTCCCTGAGGAGCATACTGTATTTCATCTTCCTTTAGCGGGAGGATAATACCAACCATTTGAGTAGGTTCAGCTACATCTTCAATGAAATCACCTGATTCCCGGTCCCAACCGCTTTGTCCAGAAGATTTAAAAGAAGTGAATTCCACTTGAAACTCCTCTATAAAATCAGCAAATTCGAATTGCTTAGCCATGATTACTCCACCTTATGCCTGATAGCACCAACTAGTCTACCTGTATCAACTAAAGGATTAGAGGAGCCTTTGACAGTTTGTGTTAATGGACTATTAGCCGGATTAGTAATAGAGCGTAGTTTCTGCTGAATCTTACCCGCTAACTCTAATCCAATCATATCTGCAAAAACTTCATGTGGAACGTTACCTGCAATGACTTGAGGCGCTAATTCCGCTATTTTGTCACCAATAGCATCTATATTTTCATCATAACAAGAGCGGATAAATGAGCGCTCAGGAATGGTTACAGAGTGCATTAAGACAAATAGTACTTCCATATCGTCCCGCCCTTTAGGAATAGCCAATACCTTAGTGCCTTTAGGGTTAAATAGCGTAGGAAAATCAGCAGGCCGCTTACCTTTTGCTTTAGGACTAACAGGAACAGCAAGCATCTTCGCTTTCTTAGGCTTTATAGTCATGCCGTATTCATGTACACCAGCAATTTTAACTAACTCAGCATCATCACTACCAAATACACCTACACTAATCTTAGTTTGATTCAGTTTTTTTAGGTGTTGAGTAATTTTGTCCATATTGCTGGTATCTTTAATAGTCATCCTCATAGAAACTTCACCTTTTTCTTTACATAAGGTTTCAGCAATCTAGTAACAACGTTTAAAGAGCCACCTTCAAAAAATGCTTTTCGCATATCTCCAAGGGATTGAGACTGTACATTCCCTTTTTCTTGATATGATTCTACAAGTTTTGTAATAGCTTGCTTAACGCCACCCGGCAGCTTGACCTCATCAGTATCTGGATCAACAAAGCTATCTTTACAGTAATCTTGTACTGCTTCAATAGCATCTTCTAATACGACTTTTAAGTATTCATCTTGCTTCTCATTATCAGCGGGAATCTTTAAACGGATTTTTAGTTCTTCAAGCTTCATCTTTTGCCGGACCTGGCGTGTTACTACTATTTGATACTTTTTCACCTTCAAATCCCGCTTTTTTTAATGCTTCAATTTCCCTCTTATCTGTAGTTTCATATACGCCATTTTCAAAACGGCATAGTTGCTTATCTTCTTTTGGATCCCATACAACACCATGTCCATAAAATTTCACTACACTTCAGCCCCTATTCTTATTTCATTAACCCTGTATCACGTAATTTCTTAAGTAAACTATTAAGATCTGCTTTAAGTCCCGCTACGTCTGTTGCTGTACTATCAGCCTGTGAGGGCATTTGAATAACTTGTTTTAATACAGGATCTACTCGATTATCTTTTTGGATAGTTCCCATATGATAACCTCCCTTCCAAAATCATAAAAAGTCTAGCGGTAAACGCTAGAACTTTTATGACATTAATTAGTAGCAAGGCCTGTAATAGAACCGTGAAGGAATGCTGGTCCATGATCTAATCCAATCTCACCGTAGATTTGACCTGATTCTGCTGCACCAACTTTAGCTAACTCTTCATAAAAAAGAACGCCTTTTTCTGGTACGTTTTGGAACACAGGAGCTACATATTCAAGATCCACTAATAAAATGCCACTAGCAGGAACAAAGCGATCGTATACAATACCAATTCTTCCGAAGTCCGTTTCAATTTGTTGGATATTAGCCCCACCAACGTTACGATCTTGAGGAGCATATGAATACATATCAGTAATTAACTGCTTATTAAATGCATTTGCATACAATACTGAATTAGAGAATAGAGCGCCATTAGTAGCCATGTCACGTAATAATTGTTGGACCATTGCTTTGCTTAACTGAGCACCATTAGCCTTAATTGTATTTCCCTGATCACATAAAGCGAACATACCGCGTGTTTTATCTGCTTCAGCATCATTTGCAGCCAAATTATACTGACCATTTAAAAATGTATGTTCAACATCACGCGCAATTTTCGTTAAAGAACGAGTGATTTGAAAATCTTTTTCGCTTGGTGCATTGTTTTTTTGTCCAGCACTATTAATACCACTTAAACGGCCACTGTTAGACATCTTACGGTACGTAATAGAGACTTGTTCCTGAAAGATTTGTGTTACGTTCTTTTCTTGGCTGCGTGTATAAGTACGAGCAGTAGGTGCAACTGTTGAAGCTTGCTCACTGATTGCCGGTTGACTTGGTGCCGGATAGTCATAAAGGCTAGATGTTGAAAACTCTCTATTTGAGGTTTCTAATCCTCCTGTAAGACCCCCAATCATTCGTAAGAATGGCGTAACTTCTGCATCAGCAGTATATAGCTCTCCAGAATAGTTAGGTAAATTATAAGAAGTACCTTGACCTGCAATAACTGACATATATTATGCCCTCCTAAAATTCATATTTATTTGCTTTTTAATTGAAAGATTTTGTTCTTTACAGCAACTGCTTCCAGCGTTTTACCTTCATTAATCGCTTTCTGGTATTGTTGTTCAAGTTGTTCAACTTCAGAAAGGTGCGCGCCGCCGCCGAGTAACTGTTTTTTACCTTTTAGTACATCAGAAACTTCATTTTGCACTGCTTCTTTATGAATTTCTTTATACAATTTAATGTTCTCATGAGTGTTATCAGCATCTGTACCAATTAAGAAAGGAGCAAGGCGTGTATCTAACTTTTCTTCAGAAAGAATTTTCTCTGTTTGAAGGAAAAGCTTTTCACGCTCAAACTCTACTTTTTCTTGTGCAAGAACAGCTTTTTCCTCATCAAGCTTTAATTTGGCTTTTTCCTGTTCTACTTTGGCACGTTCTTCAGCAGATAACTTTGCAAGCTCTTCCGCTTCTTTACGTTCCTTTTTAATTGTTTCTTCTAGCTCTTTACGCATCGTTTCTCTTTGTTTTTCTAGCTCTGTAGAAACGAGTTTAGTTGTATCCTCTTTTAACTTTTTATCATATTCCTCTTGCGTAAAGGAAAGCTTACCTTCTCCTCCATCACCTCCTTCCGTTCCGGTACCAGCTGCACCACCTTCTCCCGCTGATCCAGTACCTCCATCTCCGCCTTCTCCACCAGGATCAGAGAAAAATTGAAGATTAGAACGTAAAAGATATGGAGTAGTTAATGCACTAGCAAAATGTTTCTTATTTTCGTAATAAGCTTGTAATTTCATAGTGTCCTCCTATAAAAATGTTTTATATGTTGTTCTTTTAAGCCTACAAACATAAAAAAGGCAATAAAAAAACACCCGTTTAGGCGTTATTCATGATGGATAGTAAGTTGAAAGTCACTATCCTCTGGATTTTCTTCTAATTTAAACCATTCATGTTTTCCATGGTTATCGTGATAATAAGGTTGATTAAATAGCGGTGAAAAGGACTTAGCGACTTCTTCCGCTTCTTCTCTCAGCTTTAGATGGAAGTTAACATCGATACTGGCACCTTGCTCAAGAGCAGCTTTAACGACTTTTAATTTATCATCAATGGACATTTTCACTACTCGACCACTTCCCAATCTTCCGCTAAGAGATCAACTTGATAAGGCGTAGCAGGAGCACATCCACCTGAGTCTTTCAAGACAGCAACGATTAGTCCGTTTTTAAAATCGAAAGAACGTTTATATTGATCTTTTGTGACTTCTGTAACTTTAGGTTCCTTAGATAAACACCAATATCCATCCCAAGTAGAGCGTTTAATCTTTTTACCTTGCTTTAACCACTGAAGACCTTCACCAAATGTCATTATTCAACTACCTCCCAATCTTCTGACATCAGATGTAGATGGGACCCATCCAGGTTGCCACTTACCTTGTGCTGTGTGTAAAGCAAAATATGGTTGAGAATCTAAATCTACTCCCTCACCTAAATGTTTGCTTGTACGCCCATTAACAATTGAAGAATCCAAGAACAAAGCCGGCATCAATACAACCCATTGTCCTTTTCCATTCCAACCTTGCCGAGCTACTTTTCTGTCTTCCTTTAATCTTTCAACAGCTTGACCAAAGTTCATCTTAAAATCCCCTCTCTTATTTGTCATCATTTAGAGTAAATAATAAAACATTTATTTTTATAACAGAGTTTATCCTTTTACCTCTATACATAAAAATATTCATTTATTTTGAGTAAGAAGTTTCTTATTAATTATTTTCGATATAAGAGCAAATAAAACAATAAGAAAAGCAACCTTTGAGGTTGCTTTTCTTATTGAAATAATCAGTTCCATATCTAGAAATAACAAGCAAATAAACGTCATTCTCCTATGAAGAGTGTCTACCTCTTAACACTTTTTACCTTCACTTTCGTGACAGAACTAACATTCTTGCTACCATCGGTAGCCGTTACCTCTACCATTGTCCCTGCTTTTTGCAAAGGAATGGTAATACTGAACGTACCTTTTGCATCTGCTTTTCCGGTCCCAATCATCTTTCCTTTTGTCTTTACGTTAACAGTGGCATTTCCTTCGGTTTTCCCAGTAACTTTTTTCGTTTGATCTGTAATAGAGTTAACTGTTGGAGCCGCAGGTGCAGTTACGTCCTTTACTGTTACCTTCGTGACAGGACTAACATTCTTGCTACCATCGGTAGCTGTTACCTCTATCACTGTTCCTGCTTTTTGCAAAGGAATGGTAATACTGAACGTACCTTTTGGATCTGCTTTTCCGGACCCAATCATCTTTCCTTTTGCCTTTACGTTAACAGTGGCATTTCCTTCGGTTTTCCCAGTAACTTTTTTCGTTTGATCTGTAATAGAGTTAACTGTTGGAGCCTCAGGTGCAGTTACGTCCTTTACTGTTACCTTCGTGACAGGACTAACATTCTTGCTACCATCGGTAGCCGTTACCTCTACCACTGTTCCTGCTTTTTGAACAGGAATGGCAATACTGAACGTACCTTTTGCATCTGCTTTTCCGGTCCCAATCATCTTTCCTTTTGCCTTTACGTTAACAGTGGCATTTCCTTCGGTTTTTCCAGTAACTTTTTTCGTTTGATCTGTAATAGAGTTAACTGTTGGAGCCGCGGGCGCAGTTACGTCTTTTACTGTTACCTTCGTGACAGGACTAACATTCTTGCTACCATCGGTAGCCGTTACCTCTACCACTGTTCCTGCTTTTTGAACAGGAATGGCAATACTGAACGTACCTTTTGCATCTGCTTTTCCGGTCCCAATCATCTTTCCTTTTGCCTTTACGTTAACAGTGGCATTTCCTTCGGTTTTTCCAGTAACTTTTTTCGTTTGATCTGTAATAGAGTTAACTGTTGGAGCCGCGGGCGCAGTTACGTCCTTTACTGTTGCCTTCGTGGCAGGACTAACATTCTTGCTACCATCGGTAGCCGTTACCTCTACCACTGTTCCTGCTTTTTGTACAGGGATAGTAATACTAAACGTACCTTTTGCATCAGCTTTTCCGGTCCCAATCATCTTTCCATTCGCCTTTACGTCAACAGTTGTATTCCCTTCGGTTTCCCCCGTTACCTCTTTAGTTTGATCTGTAATTGAATTAACTATTGGAGCCACAGGTGCAGTTTTATCCTCTACTACTACCTCGACGGGAGTACTGACATTTCCACTTTCGTCCGTAGCTATTACTGTTAATATTGTACCTCCCTTTTGGACAGGGATTGTTATTTTAAATTCTCCATCTGTATTTACTTTTTCTTCACCTATAGAATTTGTGCCAACTTTTACTGTAACTTTTGAACCTGCTTCTGCTATTCCTGTGACACTGGTTGATTTTTCTGTCACACTATTGACAGTTGGTTTACTTGGAGGAGTCACGTCTCTCACTATGACCTCTTGAGCTTCACTTATATTTCCAGATTCATCTGTCGAAGTCACAATTAATTTCTCACCTGCTTTTTGACCATCAATAGCCATAGAGAAAGTGCCGTCTTCTCTTACCACAGTAGTACCTAATTCTTTATTTCCTACTTTTATTGTAATTATTGAACCCGCTTCCGCTTTTCCTGTAACTACTTTATCAAGTTCAGTTATTACGTTTACTTTTGGTATGTCTGGTGCCGTCTTATCTTGTTGTACCGTTACTTTTGTGGGCTGGCTCTTATTTCCCTCCCCATCTTTCGCTATAACTATTAATACAGTTGCTGCTTTTTGTGGTGTGATAGGTATCTCAAAAGTTCCTTGTTTATCAGTGGTTCCTGTGCCAATGACTTGATCTCCCACAACCACTTCCACGGTAGTATCGGCTTCTGCTTTTCCTATAACTACTTTGCTACTGTCTTCTACTGAATCTACTGTTGGTGCTATTGGCCTAATAACTTTATAAACTACTGGTGAAACCCTAATTAACTGATTATTAGAAGTGTATCTGAAATTGTATTCACCTGGTGCTACGTCAGGGATAGTTAGACTAACTGAATAATTTCCAGAGCTATCAGGAAGGACTTTTACGCTTTTTTCATCATTATCAAATTGATCATTATTATTACTATCAAAATATATAGTACCTGGTTCATAAGGAATAAAATTATCACCTTTAATAGTAACTAATTTGTTAATATTACCTGAGCCTGGATAAACACCTAGCGATGGAGATAATACCTCATATTGAATTGGCTTAACACTTATACCTTCTGAGTTTGGAATATAGCGGATACTATATTTTCCCGCACTCACTTCGGGAATGTCCAGTGACACAGAAAAAGCACCAAATTCATCTGATAAAACTGCCACATTTTTTTCATCTTCATCCAACAATTCATTATTATTACTGTCAAAATAAACTGTTCCTGAACTATCTGGATCAAGACTCGCCCCCCTGACTTCAACTGTCTTCCCAACACCTCCCTGATTAGTGTTAATACTTAATGAAGGAGCTATAACTCGGTAACTAGCGGATACACCCTGAACTACTTCCTTATAAGAGAAGTAGTAAATGTTATAATCCCCGGGCTTTACATCTGGAATTTTTATTTTGGTTGATAGAGACCCTGTATCACTAACCTGTATTTCTGTGCTAGGTTCACCTGTATCAAACTGACCATTATCATTACTGTCAAAATAAATTCTCCCTTTATCCTCTGCAGGTAGATTATAACCTGAAATACCTATATCTCTATTAGTGCCCCCGCCATTCGAGCGCAAGCTTAGGGATGGTTGAACTACCTTGTATTGGGTTGGAATAACATTGTATTTACCCGTTGAGGATAAATAGCGTATATTGTATACCCCTGGTCTCACATTTGGAATTCTTATTACGGTTGATAAGAATCCCGTATCACTGACCTGTACGTCTTTACTAGGTTCACCTGTATCGAACTGACCATTATTATTACTATCAAAATAAATTTTCCCTTTATCTCCTCCAGGCAAAGTATAGCCAAAAATATTTAACCCTACGTTAACACCACCCTCATTGAGTGAAGTTAAAGAAGGTGTAACTACTCTGTATTGAATTGGCTTAACTTCAACCTCCCCAGAGGAGGATATATAACGAATGTCGTACAAACCAGGCTTAACATCGGGTACTTGTAGACTAGTTGATGCACACTCTAATAAATCGTACCAATAGTAACATTCGTTATCGTACCAGTTCTTTACTGTCGTTACTGTGTTACTTGGCTCATTTTCATCTAACTGATTATTTCCATTAATATCAAAGTACACTTTTCCCTCATCAATATTAGTTGTCCAATTGCCGAAAAAATATATATTTGTATTTATTCCACCTGAGTCTGAGGAAGACATTAATTTGTATTGATTGGCAGCCAAGGCTACTACTGTACCGCTTGTACAAAAAGGTGACAAAAGGATTAATATAACAATTACATATATTGCAAATGCCTTCGAAGTAACTCTATTTAACAATGGAAATTCCCCCTAATAAATGCATACTATCAGCCACAAAAGAACAGTATTCTAATTTAATATCATAATAGGTTAAATGCTCTAAAATAATTACTCTTAAAGATTTAGAACTAGGCTTTTAAGATAGTCAGACTCACATCCCTCATCTCCTCACTTCTCTTTTAAGAATATATCCAATGATTCTATCCCCACTGCAGTTAAAATTGATAAGTAGTGACTTTCACTTAGCACAATTTAACTCGATAACTAGAAATTAATTGGAAAAAAATTCATTTTAACCTTATTATAACAATAATTAGGATTTATTAACCAGTACTTTTTTAACCCAAACACGAATTAACTACCCATCTTATTGAGTATATAGACCTTTTCTGGAAAATTACAGTAAGGAAAATTTACAATAACTACAAATAGTTTTTGTAAATTATAATCGCATTTTAGTAGTATGATATAAAAGAAAGAATTCCTTTGCTTATGTTACCGGGCATACATTGGCTTAATTAAATGTTCCAGAAATAGCACGAAGAGTATAACATCCTATTTCTTAACCTTTTATATGCAAGGCATTAGGGGGCTAATTAAAAATGTACATATATTAATTGAATTTACTATTCTTAAAACACTAACCTTTTCCTTATCCACTCTTCATAAGTAAACTTAGCTAACTCTTCATGTGACTTGGCTTCAATACCTTCAATCTCATAAGTAAGAAAACATCTGCAGTTAATATCATGTGCAGCGGTACCCATCATGCCAGGACCTTCACCTTCACCTAATCCCTGTTTAAACTTTTCATGAATAAACAGTTTCTTTCCATTTAGAATCCGATGATTTGCTTTATGCTTTTGTCGAACACGTTCGTCCTCCGAGCTATTCCACTCTTTAACCATAATTACGCCGCTTTTGTTGGCATGTTCAACAGATTCATGTTTAGCACTTTCAATTAAACGGTGAGACTCAGTACGAACAATTTTATTCGCTTTCCCCGCACTAACGCCCATATCCTTCTGTACAGATCTAGACATTGTTTGAATACTTTGCCCTTCATGAAGTCCTCTTGTCACCGTCTCGCGTAATCTGAGAATAATTTCTTTCCGCTGTTTCTCTAATCTTTGGTTTAAAGTGAGTCCAGTAAAGTTATGTTCAATAGATTTCTCTAATACATCTGTAGGAACAGTACTATAGCCTAGCTTAACTTTAGACATTGTTTCAATAATCCAAGATGAGCGGTAATAACCTTGTAACCTAACATTACGAAGGTGCTCATATATGGTAGAGCCAACATCTTTATTAAGCAGGGTAAGCAGCTGAATCATTTTCGTTTCAAATTTCTTGAGACGATTCTGCTTAATCATAGCCTCAAAGGTTAAAATGCCGTCTGTCTGGTACTGTTTATATTGCTTCTGCAAAAGAGCATACATTTCATTGAAACATTTCTTGTACAGATTGACGATAACCTTCTCTTTAGCGGTAGTCATACCGTCCAAGAGCTTATTTATCGCCTTGAAGCGCTTCTTCATCTTGCTCATCGTATATATTCACCTCTTTTGGTGTATTTAGATCGATATAATCCTCAGTTTCTTGCTGAATCTTTTCCGCTTCATCTGCTGGATCTTCAATAGAAGGAATAATGGCACGAGCTGTATCTTTACTTAAGATGCCAGTACCTACTAATGTGTTAATATCTGCTATAGTTAAATCAGCTTTAGGTAAGTTAGCAGTAAAGGTAGGCACGATTTCACGCCAATCAAAGCTATTCCCTAAATAGTTAAGGATATTTGTGATTAAACGGATACGACGCTGTAAAGCAGGCTTAAATTCCCTCTCTTTAGAAGCACGATTATCCTCTAATCCCTTGATTTTATACTTCATAGCCTCTCCTGTTTGATTTCCAGCAAATGAACTATCTGAGAAATCAGGAGTAGCGGAAATACTATGAATATCGTTTTTTATCCGTGTTTTCAAGTTCTCTTTCCACGTATCATTAAGGTTTTTAACAAGCCACTCAACACCAGCACCTTCAGCATCTTCAATGTGAATTACCCGCTTCTCTTTCATCTTTTGAACATCTTCATCATCGGCTATCATGCCTTTGATTAATAAAAAAGCATCATTGGTATATTCACTTTCGTTGATGTCATCTGATTGAAGGATGTTGTATGCATCATTTAATGTGACGATATCTTCAAAATCACTGATATTGTCACGGTTATAATAAACATTAATAGGCACCTCACGAAAATAGTGGGGATCTGCATCAATTAAGGTCATTTCACCATCATTTTCTCGAAAATGGTAAATAGCATCACTCGTATATACATAAGCTTCTTTAATTGTGGTATCTTTCACTACATCCTTATACGTATAGTGACGGATAGCCATAATTAAATTCTTCTCAACAGAGCGGTCATATACTAAGAGAATGTCTTGCTCCTCTAAATCCAAATAAGCAAACCTGATTTCAAGTTCACCTGTTATTGATTGGCTGGTATAGATAACTTCAACACCGTATCCATAAATACTAGCGGATTTAGCAAGGTCAGCATTTACTTTTTGTTCATTATTTAAATCAAAAATCGTTTGTAGATGCTCTAGATACTCCTTATTTTCTTTATTAGCACTATAACTAACAGGCTTTCCAATAAAATAACCAACACTTACATTCGTAATTCGTTTGCATTCATTGGTAACAATCTTATTATTAGGCTTAGTTTCATCGTCGAATTTTCGATTTACAATTGCATGCTCTCCCTTATAGTACCGCGACAATCGCTGCTCTCGTTCCTTACTATTAGCACTAAGTAATTTCTGTACAAGCTGTGGCGTAACTTCAAAATCACTATCCATCCGAATCATATATGTTCACCTCCTATAAACCAAATTGAGACTTGCTTAACGTACCCATCTTTTTCTTACCGAATAGCACTGTATTAACAAAATAGCGGTCTGAATCTAAATGATGGTCATTCTTTTTAATTGGCTTTTCTTCTCCCCTATCCGCTGCTTTTTCATCCCAAACGTAAGAAGCAAATTCACGGAACGTTTCTTTGCAACAGTCATTGTAATAAATGAGTTTACGCTTCAAGGCGCTTGCTACGTTGCGTATACCGTCCGCTACATCATTAATAGCCTTGATAACTCTAAAACCATCCTTCTTTAACTGAGCAATAAAACTAGCAGCTGATGGATCTACAATAGCCCCCCTTATTCGGATACCTTCCACAAAGGCTTTTAAGTCCTCACTGTATTCTGCATCTGTACGTTGTTTAGCCTCCTTACGGCCTTCATAATGGTATTCTTTGACCTTATACCACTTATTCTTTAACTTGCCCCACAAACCGAATACAGTAGGGTTTTGTGTACCATAATCAATTGCTACATAGTATTCAGTGTAAGGTCTGTCTTCTGTATCTACTACGTTATCATCATGATTGAACATATCGTAAATAACGCCTTCTGCAAGGACCCATAGCCCCAACACATAGCGTTTGTAGAAAATACCTGAATACATACGTTTATAACGCTCTTTAACCCGCTCAGATAGCGACAAGTTATCATCCATTGTAAAATGCAAATGAACCATACGCTTTTCTGTTAATTGATCCAAGTATTCAAGCTTAAACCAATGATAAGGACCAGCTGGATTGCAGTTGAACCACATCTTTGCACCTTCAACAGAACAACGTGCGGTTGCTTGGTTAACAAACGATTGTGGCATAAGTGCAACTTCATCCAAGAACATGCCCGCTAATGTAATACCTTGGATAAGATCCTGTGAACTTTCATCTTTCCCGCCGAAAATGTAAAAGTAATTGGTTTTACCTTCAAAGCTAATTGTTAAATAGTTATCAGCGCGATGATCTTTTACTTTGTATCCACGCGTTTTTAACATACGCTTGAGCGGGTTTAATACGTTACGCCGCAAAGCTCCAATAGTTTTTCCGGCCATCCCTACATTTTCTTCATTGAAAGTTTCCATAGCCCACATAACGTAAGAAAGAGACATTACAACCGTTTTACCAGCACGAACAGAACCATCACAAATAATTCCGTCATTGTCTTTTACATATGAATCTTTTCGCCACCATGTTAAGACCTGCAGCTGCTTAGTTGAAAAAGGTTTGAATTTAAAAGGAGCTGGTTTCTTTTTAATCATCGCCCCACACCTCAGCGGTTTTACCATCTAGCGCTTCAATAAATCCATCGCTTTCAAACTCTTCATTATCTCCACCATCTTTAGCGGCTTTTATTTGAGCAAGTTTAAGCTTCTCTTCTTCTATCTCACGTTTGAACTTATCAGGGAACAGATCAAAGTATAAAGACAACTTTTCCAGCGCCTTCATCTTATCCGCTAACTTAACAGATATACCATCACGGCCTTGTTTAACTTCTGATATCAATGTACCATCAACCATGTTTGATGCGTTCAACTCCACGTAGTTGACCATCCTAGTTATTACATTACCGTCTTCATCTTTTATCGGACCGAGCGCACCCATCACTTCCACTTTTTTTTGTCCAAACGTTAGATAATCAGTTATATCAGCAAAGGCGATTTTCACCCACTTCTGCAACACATCCATTGCATCTATGAAGATTCCTTGTGTCATGTCCTGTTTGATGCGCTTGATTTCCTTTGAAACCTTAGCATGTCTTAACAACCTACTTCCCTCTACATGCGCGCTTTCAGGTGCATAACCGGCTTTTATCGCTGACTGAGTAGCATTGAAGCTTTTAACGTAATACAAACAAAAAAGCCTTTGCTTCTCGGTTAATTCATCCGATTCCACAATGGCTTCTATTGCATCATCACGTATTAGATTAGTGGTTGCATCCTTCTTTGGTTTGGTTGCATCCTTTTTAGTTGCGCGTTGCCACTTCTCACGGCTCTTTCTACTCTTCAATGTTCCTAGCTTAATATCATGTTTATCCGCTAATGCTGAAAGGGTCATATTACTGGTTTCGAATTCTTCTCGTATCACATCCCAATTTTTCATCTACATTACCACCGCCTCCATATCTACAAAACAAAAGAGAGCTACAAATAGTTAGCTCTCTTTTTCCAATTGTTCTATTTCTTTTTTTAAATACACATTAACTTTGTCACATACACCAGCTGTATACAACGTCAATTCCATCAATGGTTCCTCAATAATGCGTGGGTTAGGAATAGTTTTTGGGGATGGCATAACCGTTCCTTCATGAACAACTTTAGGATAAGTGAATTTATTAAAAATAACATCTACTAATTCTTCGTGAAGTGTAACTATCTCCTTTAAATCTTTATCTAAACCTTCTACAAAAGGCACTAACCCTTGCAGCCTTCTTCTGAATGCTATAATATTATTTTGACTTTGATCATCCCTTTGTCGTAATTCTTCTAGCTTAATCCTATGCTGATAGTAATCCATCAACAAACCTAGAGAGCTAGCAAACTCTCGATTTGTTTCTGCTAACAAAGAATATGCCTCTTGGTACTTCTCAATACGTAATTGCGTTGCTAAAAACTGTTTTTCTCTTTTGTTATCTTTCTCAGATTGTAGATTTATTTGTTTATGAGCAACGAAATAAGCAATCGCACCAGCTGCTAAAGCTCCTATAATTGCTCCTAAGTAACCACCCCAAAAACCTATCCACGCGTCAGTGTTACCAGGAGCAAAGCTAGTCCATTTCCAAGTCATTCCCTGTGCTACCAAAAACACTGGAACTGATAATATAAATATTAATACAATAATACCAATTAACCATTTTATTACTCTCACCTATAATTCTCCTCTAAAAGATAAATAAACTTCTTCAGTCTTCACTTTGACCTTTTATAATTTCATTTTTTAGTTTTCTTATTGACGCTAGTGTCAAATAAATTTGACACTCATTTCTCAGAAGCTCTTGAAGTTCACGTATATCCAAATCCAAATTTTCCCTTATAGTATTATGCAACATCTTTGTCGCCTTACTCCTCGAATACACTGCATTATAAGCATCTGCATACCTATTTTCTTTGTTATCCGTAGGTAAACGTTTAAGTTCGTCATTTACTTGTGTAAGCAGTTCCATTCCTAAATCATCTAGTAATTTTTTCACTTCGTCTTTAGAGTAAGTTTCTTTTTCATTTTGTTCCTCAGTATAACTTTCAATAGTTTCTTGCGCTCTGCTAAGGACTCTTTCATCCATTTTTCTAACATTTTCATCAACGTTACTTATTTTCGATTCTATACTACTTAAAAGAAAAGAAGTTTGTTCATTGACTCTTCTGCCGTCACTGTCTTGTTTTAAAGCAATAAATATAGCTATAATTGCTAAAGCAATTGAGACAGAACTAGATATAAAAGAAAATAAATTCGTCACTTCTTGATTATCACTTAAACGGTAAGTAAGAATAAATATAATAATTGCTGTTAAAACTCCTACTAACCAAGCCCAATCCCTATTCGTCCATTTCATTAGTGCATCTCCTCCGTCCACCATTATATAACAACAAAAACAATTATTGTTACATAAAGAATTTTTTTCAGTAGGACAGTAAAAAAAGCATCCTCGAAAGGATGCTCTTATAAATCAATTTCAATTATCCAAATACACCTGATGAACGAAACTCTTCAACAATGCGATCAAATGCTTGTTCCTTAGTATAAGAATCCTCAGTAGCAGGCTCTTTCACTTGATCAATGATGAGAGCAACCTTATTGATAAGTGTATTTTTATCATCGGTTGTCATCACATTTAAGCTTTCTTCCACTACAGCTTGTAAACTCATTAACCTCACCCCCTGCCTTTCAATACGGCAAGTTGTGACAAAATACCTTCTTTTATTCCATTTTATCAGTCATATTTTCTCAAAACAAAATAGCACCCTTAAAACCAAATAATTCTTTGTCGTTCTTTCATGGTTCTCTTACGAATAAAAAAAGCACCTCATTAAGAGATGCTTTTTACCAAAGAATATTATCCGCGGTGTACAACTACTTGGTTAAAAAATTGTTGCTTTTTAGAATTAAGATGGTCTACCATGTCTGTATTTCCATCTTTTTCATTTAATTTCGCAAGTGTTTCGTACGTAACCTTAAGAAGGGCCGGATTTTCTTTAATTATGCGATATAAGTCTTCAAAGATTAGATGCGTTAAATCATTAGAATCAAAACCTCTAAGTCTTTTACTTTTCTCCCACTCGTAGTTAATTGACTTTTCTAACCAATCCGGAGTGATTTCTAACTTATTATACATATTATATCAATCCTTTTTCTTCTGGCTTATAGTCCTCTTCATAGTATACGTCTATCTTGATGTTCGGATACATATTTATGAATTGAATCATTACATAATCACAGCTTAGACAAGGTTCATAATACGTATACATCCTAATCAAACCACGTTCATCCTGACTAAGGATATCTTGAGTGACTCTTTCTAAGAGCTTGTATTCTGTATCGTTCTCCCTCAAAGTCCCCATATTTACTTCTCTTTTTCTAGTCGTGCGAAAATGACTAAATTTGGGCTCCGCTGGAATTAATGTATACTGCCTTCTTCGACCTCCTAGCATCGCAAAGGGAGAATAGCGATCATTGACCGCACTGTTGGCATAATATAAGAACCTTTCCACTTTTGTTGTTCGCCCTGGTCTTACATATTCCAAAACCGCATCATTTCCCCCCTCAAATCGAGGGTAAGACATCCTGTATTCAAAGCTATAATCTTGATCATTTTTCTCTTTACGTCTTGCAGTTAAATTTATTCTCTTCTTATACTGTTTAGAGATACGTCTTAACACTTGACCATTCGTATCCTCTGAATAGTGAAATTTCCTTACTCTTGTCACTCTCTTATAATCCCCCAAAAAATAACTCTTTTAATTATTATAATATTAGCATAGGAGAACTTAAAGAGACATCTTTTTGGTGGTCATAATACATCCTCAGAAATAAAAGAGATACTAAATGTATACCTATTCGACAGGTGGTGCACTATTCCTTTTTTCTCTTACGCAAGTTCTAGGGCATCCGCAAAAAACAACTGTATTTTTGTTTAACCATGTGGCCCAAATACAACCGTTGCATTTATGTTTCTCGAATGCTTCCTTGCGCTTTTCATTTTCTTCTTCTAGTTGTCCTTTGCGCATACTCTTTCACCTCAATTCCATGTAGTAGCAGATTTTCTTTCTTGATTAATTATTTAGAACATACTTCACTGAAAACACATATACATTTTATTTGACCTAAACCACAAAAATAAAACGCCTATCCGATAGTGCCTGTTTAGGCTACCGAATAGACGTTTGTTTGTTTGTTGATTGAAAAACTCTTTTCGTGATAAAAAGAAATCAAGTTAAGCCGAACTAAATATTAGATCAACTGTTAGGAATTTAGCATCGTCCTGATATTTCTCCGAACATCAAGACACCATGAAGTTGTCGTGTATTTCAACGGCCTCACTTGCTCTCTACCATTTTAACCTGCCTTTGTTATCTTTTTCAACCGATGCAAAAACATGTCTTTCGTGACTTTCCTGCCAATCATGCCAACGATGCCATCTTTCTTTTTGCGGATAGTTTCTCTTGAGCAATTAAAGATTTTTGCGATTTCTTTAATTGGCATTTCTCGCAACATGCAATCGTAAATTGTCCAATCTTTATCATCCTCAATGATATCTCTACACCCCCATAGATATTCTGTAATTTCGATGAATTTATATAGACGTTGTTCATCACGACTCAAGGCGCTCAACTCTTCCATACTTTTTCCACTGCTTCCCTTTGGCATAGCTGCTTCAATTCCGTACGTAGCAGTTAATTTTGTTCCGGAGACATGCACTTGATTTAATATTTTTTCTAGACGATTAATTTCTCGTTTATAATATCCATAATCCCGAATCCATTCCTCTACTTGCCAATTCGTCATCTGCTGTGTCATAATGCTTCCTCCTTTTATAGACTGTCGTATTTCTTATGAACAGTTTGTAACATACTCGCAACTGTTTTTAAGGCTCCCACCGCCTCGATAGACGCTTTAAACATATCCGCGGATAAATCCCTCTCATATTTCAATTGGGCTACATCTCCGCGCGCTATATCACCTACAAGTGTAGCCGGAAAACCTTCGTCTTTTCGTTTGAGGATTTGTTTCGCTAATTCTTGTCTGTAGTCTCTTTCCTTTGTTGCTTTTTTATCAGCAACGGCAAACAACGCGTCTCCCGACTTTTCTAACCTTTTAGATACTCGTATGATTTCTTTTGCTATCTCAATATGTTCCATTACTTCGCCTCTTTTAATATCTAAGATTTCTATGTCTGTTAATTTCCACTGAAAACACACTTTATCATTGCCGCAAGAATCAATTTTACCTTTTATCCTTACTTTAGCTCCGGAAGTGAACCTCATTAATGTATAGGGGAGCTTATCCGATAAAAGTATCCGGAAGCATTTTTGCCCTTTTGCTTGTCGTGATGTTCGTCCACGTTTCGCCATTGTAATCCTCTCCGCCATATACAACAATCTTTTTGTTCCATACTACAATGATTGTCCCTTCCCACTCAATTTCTTGACCTAGCATTTTTTAAAATGTTTCCTCACGATTTGGAAAGGATAAGGCGTAAAATTCCTCTGCAAATTGTTTGAAATTCGTTTTTTCACCCCTAACTTGTCCAATGAGCGGGATATTCTGTTATACACTTGCAGCGGAAAACAGTGGAAAGGTTGCATTCTTTTTATCAATAGCCGTTCATTTGTCTGTAATGGTTTTCTTGATTCTTTTTTAGGTATGCTTTTACAATCTCGTCCCACGTAAAGCCTAAATATTTTTCCGCAAGACCTACATAGAGGTTAAATAATTCTTCTATTTCATCTTTAATCATCATTGTGACCATTTCAGGTGCATTCAGTAATAAACCTTGAATAACTGCAATTTGAGCGTACACCTCTGTAAATGTTTCTAATGCTGTATCCTTCGTATAATCATCACCAGTAAATTCGAGATTATCTATTCCAAACTCTAATGCGAAACTAATAATAAAATGGGTTCCATCGACATACTCTTTTAACGCTTTATCACGGTTATTCTTTTTATTGCTCCAAAATTTAAAAATTTCCGGTAGCTCATTCGCTAATTCTCCGACTTCAACCTGTAAAGCAAGGAGCTTTTTAAGTTCTCTGTTTTCCCCTTCTTCTTTAGGGTGATTTTTATTAATCTCTCCATCCAACCCCGCTTGGATTTCGAATAATTCTTTTAAGTTGTTCGCTTTTGTTCCTCCTTCTTTTATCGCTTATGCCTTTTTCGCTTTCAGTCGTCGCTTTCTTCCGAAATACTAACCTCTAAATCTAAATCCGGATTTTCGACCTCTAATTGATCCGCAATTCTTTCTTCCGCTTCACTAACAGACATACGTTTTTCTTGATACGTGATTTTTTGTTCCTCGCAAGCTGCTAACCCTAATAAAGAAGCTCCTAATATACCGACAACTAACATTTTCTTTTTCATCCCATTCACTCGCCTATATCCCTTAATAATTCAGCTATAAATTTCATGAAATTCTGAAAGAATTTACGCTTTCTTTTCCTCATCAGAACGGAAGTTCATCATCTTTGATATCGATTGTTTCGCCTTGGCCTTGGAACGGATTATCGTCTACACGCGTATAGCTGCTAGACTGATTATTTCGAGTTTGCCCGTTGTCTTTGGGCTCTAAGAATTGAACGCTTTCGGCTACAACTTCCGTTACGTATACGCGCTTTCCGTCATTCCCTTCATAACTACGAGATTGTAAGCGACCGTCCACACCAGCAAGTGAACCTTTCTTCAAGAAGTTAGCTGCATTTTCAGCTTGTCTACGCCACACAACACAATTTATAAAATCTGCTTCACGTTCTCCCTGCTGATTAGTGAATGTTCTATTTACTGCTAGGGTGAACGTTGCTACAGCTGCACCGCTTGGTGTGTAGCGTAATTCTGGATCTTTCGTAAGTCTTCCGACTAAAATAACTCGATTTAACATATGTATTTCCTCCGATTTGTTTGTTATCTAAACTCCACAAAAGCCTTCACATTCATTTATAAAATCATCTAATGTTGTTTGATTTTCATTTAAGTCCACATCTTTCAGTGGCTTCCCACTCTTATGCACCTTAGTTTTTCATTTACCTATCGGTCAACCTCAAGACGCACTCAACAAAGGTTTAGTTGTATACCATGTTTCCTTTCTTTTGACGCTGCACAACACTTAAATGCCCTTTGATTGCGCGATCCATAATCAAGATGCCGATTTCATCCTCTGTACGGTTAAAATGAGCTGCTAGGCGATCTATGGTTAGTCCCTTATGGAATAACTCATCAAGCTTTTCTATATCCTCTTCATACCATTCAAGAAAAACGCCGTAACTGTCGATATCATCCAAAGCATAATACACCTTTCCGGTTGCCATTCTTTTACGGTCTGTACGTTTTAGGCCTTCAAACTGTTTACGCCCCTCAATGTAGCTTTTTTCAAGTTTATTTACCGTTCGTTTACTTGCTGCTATTTCATAATGAGTCGGCATCTTGTAACCTTCTTTCGAACGCTTCTATTTTCGCTTCAAAAACTTGAAGTTCTTGTTCTAATCTGACCAAGCTCTGCATATCATTTACACATGGACAACTTTCTACCTCTACAATTAGTTTTCCAAGTATGGGCGAGGTCGCAACTCGCCCTAACCCGTTGCAAGTAGTACACATAATCACAACTCCCAATCTGTTTTAAAATTTTTCTCCCATCCGAACCTGCTCTTTTGTTTACCTATTGGTCAACACACATTCCTTATTAATCATACAAACGAACTGGCAAGATCAACGTTTGTAATTTTTTCTCATCATCCAAGATCATCGGAACCATACTACCTTTAAAGTAAATGTTCAGTGAAGATGAATTTAGTTTAAAATGAGCTTCTAATGCATCGCGCATATATTCAACGCTAAACGCTATTTGTTCAAAGTTCTCCGGAATATTTAAAGTTTCACATGGTAGAGACATTTTTAAATCAAAGTTCTTCAATTCCACCTCAACTTTGTTATGTTTTACTTTCAAAACAACCACTTTATTAAAGCTGCTAACATTTTTCATTACTTCCATTGTTTGATTAATGGATTTAAAAATCTGCAACCATAATTTAATTTGATCCTTGCTCAAAGTGATGGATTTAGTGTGCTTTTCTTTATCGTTGATTTTTTCTACATCTGGATACTCACCTTTTGCAAACATGAAGCTTTTCGGATCTACCAAATAATCTTCTTTAAAACCGTGAATTTCTCCTACTTGGATTAACCGGTGGCTATCTGTAGCAATGATGTTTCCGTCGGCTCTATGATATGAATATTTCAAGATTGGACGCGTTTCACTTTTTGAAACAAACTTTTTAACTACTTCCATAGCTACTCCGTGTAAATCCCCGTGTACAAATTCAATTCCGTTTTTTTATTCCATTTGTTTCTCTCTCCCTTTTATCTGTTTTATTTTTTAAATTGTTTTAAGCGGTAATTGTCACCTTTCATTTCTAATGTGCGGGTGTTTTCCATCATGCGACTGAAATTTCGTTCTCCATATAAACTCATTAGCTTTTCAAAAGAAAAGTTCGTTGTGAAAATTGTGCTCTTTCCGATACGCCCATCCACGATTTCAAACATTTTCTTTAAGGCCCAGGAGTTCGCTTTTACATCCCCGTCGTCTACGTCTGTTAATTCCGCTCCCACATCGTCCAAAACAAGTAAATCGACCTTTGCTAATGTATCTAACAATTCATCTTCAGAATGAGCACTAAAACGGTTGTATGTGGACTTTAATTTCGTCATCAGTTTAGGCATTGAAATGAATATGCCTGTCCATTGATCTTCACTGTTGATTGACCGTATAAGCACACGTTTTAGAATTGATATAGCTAAATGACTTTTCCCTACTCCGTAAGTACCTAATAACATTAAGTTGTCAGGCGCTTTAGGGTTGAATTCTTCCGCATACTTCATACAATTTGTTTTCGCCCTGGTTAAATCTTCGTTAGACGGGGCATAATTACTAAAGGTACATTCTTTTAAGCGAGGATTAATTAAACTTTCCTCTTTGAAAATGTCTAATACTTTCGCTTGGTCAAAGTTCTGTTTGTATTCTTTTGCTTTTTGTTTGTCTTCCGCCTCGACAAACTCACAGTGAAAACAGAATTCTTGACCGTTTTTTATTTGCAACCGCTTTTTGCAATGCTCACAACGTTTATTTGTAACCTCAATCCCACCCTTTGTTAAAGTCGTATTGAGAGAGGTCAGTATCTTGTCCAGTGCGTGCATTGTTTCCACCACCTTTATTTTTATTGGCTTCAAATTCAGCTAAAGAAGCTTCAATAGTTTGGATATCCTTTGCCCCTCTTTCTTCCCACTTACGCAATATACCTTTTACATATTTCAAGTTACGAATATTTTCTTCACTTGCGATGACTAAGGCTTTTAAAATTGCTTCTTCTGTGAATCCGTCTTCTAGATAAGCAAGAAGATCGTTTTTAGCATGTATATTGTTAAATCCAAAACCGTTATCATCCCAAAATCGAATGATTGTTGAAGTATCAACAGGACGACTACGACCACTAGTAGTTTTTTCTTTTTCTTTTTCTTTTTCTTTTTCTTTTTCTTTTTCTTTTTCTTTTTCTTTTTGTCCACTTGTCGTCGACGTATCGTAGACGTATCGTAAAAACTCGTTTTTAACGGATTCATTTGGGATATGCTGCATTAATTCTTCAATTAACGTTTTGTCTTTTACTTCTACTAATTCTTTTTTGACACAATCGATAACAGGCTTTCCAGCTTTATAAAGGTTGTATTTACCCCAATGGATAATTGCAAGTTCTCGAGTCCCTTCGTTGTACTTAATTAGCTTATGATTATTAATGAAGCGATCTAACAACGCTGTAACTGATTCGGTTGAATATCCTAAATCAAAGGCCATTTGTTTTTTAGTAATGGCATACACTCCAATTTGAGTGGTTTTAGGATTCGTCAAAAGATACAAGTAAAAGTATTTGTCTTCGGGAGTCATTTCCTCCAAAACTTTCGGATCTTCCCAAAAGGCTGTATGAACATGTCTGTATTTAGCCATTTATAGCACTCCTTCTGTGTGTTATAATATCTGTACAAAATATTGTTTTTGGATTCCTCATGTTGGAGCATGAGGTTTTTCATTTTTCGAATTCTCCCATATACTCACCCCTTTCAAATAGCTCTCGGACGCCATCCTGTAAGATATGACATCGCTTCTTGGTAGTCTTTTCTACGGAGATCTCGATAAGACGCAACTCCAAACGCTAATTTCAAATCTCTCCAAGCTTGAGCGTGTAGTTTACGCTTTGTATTAAAAATCTCTGTGTTCACCAAGTTGTCACCCCATAGTTTTTCAACTCGTTTATTCTTGGCCGCTAAAATTGTTGCCTGTTGACCATAATCGATTGTCATTTGATTGTTCACTTTATCTTTAAGTTCAAGTACATCCTGTTTGATGACTGGAATTTCTTCGGCTGCTTCCATGCTGAGTTTTAAAGAAGCCATTAATTGTTCTCGTTCTGTTAAGATTCGCGGTTGACCTTGCAACTTTTCTTTGATTCGTTTGAATTCCTGTAAAAACTTAACCTTAAATCTCATTGCTTCCGGTGTAACATAAGACATCGCGACTAGCGCAAATCCATCCTCTGTCATTTCGAATTTATCGTAAGAACGATTCCGGTCATTTGTATAAGTTGACCGCTGAAAGTTCAGCGCTGAAAATTCATCCTCTTCAGCATGTGCAAGTTTGTTAATTTGATTAACAATATCAGCCATAACATTACGATGATCTTTCCCGAATACTTCAGCTACCGTTAATGAGTCCGTTACCGCTTGACCATTTTTAATAATTACTAAGTTCTCCATGTTTCTCTCTCCCTTTAGGCTTGTATTTTTTCTTTATCGATTACAACTAACTCACCAATTTCACATTTGAATGTTTGGCACAATTTAATGAGTGTTTCAACACGAATACTTTTCTTATTGCCATTGATTAAACGCGATATGGTTGTCCTTGATAAACCGGTGATCTGGTGAAGCTCTTCAATGGTGCGAATATTGTTTTTGCCCATCTGCTCCCAAATTTTAATATCCACATTTGGCATCTTTTCCCCTCCCCTTGAACACGATTATAAATACTTATGTGTTTATTGTAAACACTTATATGTTTATATTGTTAAAAATAATCTCATTGTATTCATAAATGTGTATAATGAGCATAAGATAAATATTAGGAGGACAGGCAATGAAAGTTAAGAACAACCTGCGCGTCCTTATGGCGCAACACAAAATGAATATTCAAGACGTTCACGAGAAAACTGGACTAAGTAGAACCACGATCTCGAAGCTATATAATGAAACATCCACTACAATTGGTTTTGATACGGTTTACCAGCTGTGTAAGCTTTTTAACTGCGATGTAGCTGACCTATTGTATTTAAATGACCAGGAGAGCGAGTAACACCGCTCTCTTATTTTTCGTCCTCCTTTTTTAATTTCTATCATTTCATCCCCATTTTCCACCACGTAAATAAAGTTTTTTTAAATCAGCGATTGAGCTAACCTTACAGTCTCAACACTTTTACGCGCGGCACCTATTCCATGTAAACCACCAATTGTTATCTATCCACTTTAGCTTTTTTTACTTTATCGAAATTCACTTTAGTACAACAAGAGGTGTGACAAATTCTACATTTTTATTTCCTCTCAATTTTTCTCTCTTTTACATATCCAGGTAGATATTTCTTTTTAAATCTCCAAAGCGCTTGACGACTCATATTCATATGTTTTATGTTTGGCGATCCGTATATCATCCCAACTCTTCTTTTTCATTCCGATGTACTTACGTCTTAAACGACTAACTTCTGCATCAGATAAAACTATAGGATTTCGGCCAGTCTTATTTAAACCCCATTCACGCTTGTAGACACGTTGTAAATGCTTATAAGGTAAACCCATAGCTCGTGCTGTTTCGTGGTCATTCAAGCCCATATTCTTATACATGAGGTAAACATCTTTACTAATGACCGTTTCTTCTTCTGCAACCACTCTCATGAACATGAATGATTCTCCTTTGTCATTTCTAAAATGCTAAAGTAATCACCACTAGCAGTAAGCTTATCTAACTCTCTGGAAACACTCATACGACTTCTTCCTAATAAAGCGCCAATCATTTCTTTCTTGCTACCTTTATCATAGAGAGTTACTAATATGACGCGTTCACCTTCTGACCAGGGGATATATTTCTTACAATTACGAGTTGTTTCGTATTGATCTTCTGTAACTTCATAAGTTTTGAAACGAAAATGACAGCTATCACATTCGCGTTTGTGTTCGATTGTTTTTCCTTTGGAACGTGTATCATATACATGAGATTCATTGACTAGTCCACATTCTGGACACTTCATTTTTCAATTCCCTCCGTTAATTTCATGAACAAATCCTTGTCGCCATTTATTAAAGCCTGGTCAATTTTATAATCACGACTAGTAACGACTAATCTTTCTTCTAAAAGATTCATTAGCTTGTCCAACTCTCCATAATCACGATGATTAAGGTTGCATGTGTCATAAGGAAGCAGCTCTACATATTCAAAGTTATTATGTGAAATCCACTGAGTAGAATTTTCTAAGATTTTAGGATTATCGGACTTTGTGACAACTACTTCTAAGTATTCAACTTCCCTTGTTTTTTTGTTGTAGTGAAGTAGTTTGACTTCTCCTTCATATTCCTTCAAAGAGTACTTAATGTTATCCTCTTGCGTGAATTTACGTTCCATCTCTCCCCACTCCTTTTATTTGAATATTCCGACCACTAACTACGCACCATTAATACATGAGTGACAGTAAAAAGAGCAATGACCAAACTATTTACAATCATTTAACCGTCCTACCCCTAAAATAGATTTATGATAATACCCCTGTTCAATCGCTTCTAAATACCGCAACACCACTTCTTTGTTATCGCTCATTCCCCTAACTCCTTTTTATAGAAGTTCATCACATGTTCATAAGCTGTATAACCACCCACTATGACAAATGCCATCGTCAACATGATAATAATAGCCATCAACGCTCCCACGTTCATTCCCCCTATGCGATACATACCGGCTTTCCGGTTAATTTCATAATCTCTTCTTTAAATAACCCTTCATCGCTGTTGGAATCACTAAGATGTAAAAGGTGTATTTCTTCAACTTGACTCAAATCATTTGCTTTAAAGAATTCTTTAACATTTTCTAAGCTGAAATGTGAACGTGTAAGTCGTTTTTTCATTACTTGTGGGACTGTACCTAGTGCGATATTAGCGTCCAAGATAGCTGCTGAGTAGTTGCATTCAATCATGATATGAGTAAGTCTATGAAACTTGTATTTGATATAGTACGTATCCGTAGCAAATAGAAGGCGATCACCTTCTTTATTCATAATCAGAAAACCAAATGGTTCAGATACATCGTGCTGGACATCAAAGGCCATGATTTGAAATGTTCCGACCTTAAAGGGTTTCTTAGCTTGTACCGTTTTAATCCGGTGATGTTCAACATTTACGGCGTTTGCTGTACCTGTTGACATATAACAATCGATTCCGGCTTTTAAAACATCCTTGAGAGATTTGACATGATCTCCATGCTCATGAGTGACCAAACAACCCGCGATTTCAGAGGTTTTAAATCCAGCTGCTTGTTGAAGTTGTCGCCATCCTACACCGCATTCCAATAACAACTTTGTTTTTGAATCATCCAGCAGATAGGCATTGCCCTTGCTGGATGATCCCACTACTTTAATATCAATCAAAACGGCGCGCCGCCTTTTTTCGGTTCTTCCTCTACGAATTCCATTTCTAAAGCAGATTGTTTCTCTTCTTTAACCTCTTCTTGTGGTTCTTCGGGTTGTTTTTCGTTTGGTTCTTCCTGAGTTTCTTCAATCTGTTTTGGTTCTTCCGTCACTTTGTCATAATCCATGTCAAGCACTTCACCATTTGCGTTTTCATCGATTTCTTGTTGTGCTTCGATTTCTTCATCTTCTTTATTGATGTGTTTCATCATTATGCTTTCATCATCAGAAGAGTTTAAGAATTTCTTGCAAGCACGATTGATAACGGTCTTTTTAGCCATTTCTTGCTTGAATTCATCATGTGTAGTACCTTCTTTTTCTTTGTCTTGGCCCTTGCTCCAAAACTGTGCTTTGCTCCAGGCCTGTCTAATTTCCGCAATAGTCATTAACTCGATGTACACTTCATCTTCAGGAAGTACGATAGTTGCATAAGCACCAATGATTTTCTCTTTATCGATGTTTCCGAACTGCTGTTTATGTTTAAGATTAGCGATTCGCCCGTTGATGATTTCATAATCAACTGAATCACCTTCATAAATTACTGCTGCATCAATACTTTTGGCTTTTGCTACACGTTTCGTTACTGCCATTGTGCCGAAGTAAGAACGCTGGAATGTTAATTGGTTTCCGTAAACAATGAAGTAACCTTGTTTTTTTGCTGGATTCAATCCTTGAACTACCATGTCCAGTAATGCATTGGCGATGCTGTCTTTTGTGCAAACTTCTAAAGCTGGACGTTTGTTTCGATCTTGTGTATTTTGAAGGATTAACCAAGCTGATTTCATTGAGTTTTCCGGACTATAGAAAGCAGGGAAGTGGAGCTCCCCACTTTCTTGAAATTCTTTCACCTTTGCTGCTACTACATCCACCGTATCTTTTTTAACCATTGCTAATTGATTTGTCATTTTAGATTGCCTCCTGGTTTAATTGTTGGTTTTGTTCTACACGTAGTTCATCATCTGTACCACTTACAACTAATGAAATGATTTGTGTATCCATATCGATTAATTCCGTCACTGATTCGCTGTTATCAATGAAGATAGGGCAAGCAACGTTAAAGTGTTCAGATAGTGTTGAAATGATGTCTAAACCTACATTGATACGAGCTGCATTGTTTAACCCTCTTGAGTATGGAACGCCTTGATATAACGTCTCGCACGTTTCTGTTAAGCCACCATTGATTTGAGTTTCGAACAATTTGAAACGAGCGTATTTGAATTTAGAATTAATTTTTTCTTCCAGTAATGTAACTTTTGAATGGATAAATTCTTCTGTTAAATAAAGTTGATGTTCAAGATCCTCGAATTCTTTAGCAAGTTCTTTTTCTTCTGCTTCAAGTTCAGTGATGCGTTGTTCAGACAATTGAACTTGTTGTAAGCGAGCACGCTTTTCACGTTCTGTCATGATTTCGTTATCTAGATTTTTAATTGTTTGCTCATGCTCTTGGATAACTTGAATGTTAGTATCTTGTATTTGATTTATTCGTTCTTTAAGAGCAGCGATTTCAGTTTGATAAGAAGTGTAAACCCCTGTGTCCTCAAACCTAGTTGTTTGAGCTTTCATTTCTTCAAACTGTTGAGAAGCTTCTTGCTTTTGGCGTTGAATTTCTTTAATTTCCGCGTCAATTGCATTAATCTCATTTGTAACTGCTGAAATTTCAACCTTTAGCTGTTCAACCTTTGCCGCACCTTCTTTACCAGCAACAGCGATATTAGTAAGATGTTCAGCTTTTTTAGCATTGAAGTTTTCAAGCATCGTTTGTTTTTTATCTTCTGGTAAATCTTGACCGCACGTAGAACAAGCTAGAGCATGTGTATCGAATGTTTCATCGTCCGCCGTTTTCCATTCGTTGCGTAGCTTATCAACTTTTTCAACTAGTTCGGCATGTTCTAACATTAAATCAGCATGTTTTCTATAAGCCTTTTTAGAATCAACTGTATAGTTAGCTTCTTTATCATTAAGCGCTTGAATTTCAGCACGTTTACGATTGAGAGCAGCATAATTTTTTACCGTGTATTCGAACTTCTTTTCTTCCAGCTCTGCTTGTTGGAAAGTTATTTGTCCTTTTAAATCAAGAATATTGTTGCCATTTCGAATTTCAGCAATTTTATTTCGTTCTTCCATCATGAGCACTTCTGCTTTTTGAATACGTTCATTGATTTCAGCTTCGTTCAAATCTGATATATCAGTCATACCGCGACGAACTTCATCAATTCGGATTGGAATGCTTGTAAGTTCTTTATTGATTTCAGAGCGTTTAGCAGTAATAATTTTGCGATGATCTTCAATGCTTTTGCCGTTTAAGATGTTTTCTAATGAAGCTAACTCCTTGTTGCTGTTGATTACATCTTCATTTGTGATGTCACCAGAGATTTGTAATAGTAATTCACGGCGCTTTTGCCAATGTAACTGCTCATTAAAATAAAGTGGACTTGTTAAAAGTTTGAACACATCTTCGTCAATCAGATTTGCAACTGCATCTGTAAATTCTTTTTTCTTACTAGGTACACCGTTCACGTAATAATCTGTTGTATGCCCTGTGAATTCTGGTGTAGCTGCACCGCGTTTTCGCGTCCATTTTTCCTTAAACACTTTACGGAGACTTAATGATGTACCTTCTACTGAAAAGATTCCTTCAACCTCATGCTCCAGGTTGTTAATTTCTTTTCCGATTGAATCGACTGTTTTTAATTGAAAATCTTTTTTGTTTTGACTATCTTTATCGAACATCAACCAAATGAACGCATCGAATAATGTTGTTTTACCTGTGCCGTTATCACCGAATACTTGAACGTTGTAGCCTTGAGTATCTAATTTGAATTCTTTAACACCTTTGAAATTTTTAAGAACTAATGCTTGCAATGTGATTTTTTTCATTTTTACCTCTCCCATTGAATGAATTTTGAATTTTAGTTATACTAATACCGAAAATGTTTTTCTAAGAGTCCTGTTCCAGCAGGCTCTTTTTTATTTGGTTAAATCCTTCATATAAGACCTCACCTTCTTCTGCTCTGATATGCTGCATAAAGTATTCAGTTACTATCGGGATATCTAATGCTTCATCGTGTGATATATCGTTTTCCAAGGCTTCTTCTATGGTATTAAGTTCAGGAACAATTCCTTCTTCGTTCCACATGTTGTATAGATACTCTTGGATGATGTTCACTTTAGATGATCGACTCCTTTGAATTGAATTCGTTTAGATAATCTTGTGTATCATCAATCCAACTTTGAAATGATTCTTGTGAATATTGAAAGAACAGGTTTTCAAGTGCGCTTAATTTTTGTTCCAATCCTTTCAAGTAACCTTCTTCTTTTAATAAGAAAGGTTTAGCAAGTTCGTCACCTTTTTTGTACTCATCAATACGTTGTTTAGAACTTTCAATACTGTTTTTAGTTGCTTCAATTGCATCAATAAATTTGTTTTCCATTTATATCACCTCTTTTTCATGACTTTTGATCCATCTAAAAAACGCTTCTCTTTGCACTTTTTTGTGGCGTCCTATTTTGATAACTGGGAATGACTCGCCATCCATGAGTTGATAAGCCTTTTCTTTGCCTACCCCTAAGATTTCTTGGACATGCTTAGCTGTTAAAATGTACGGGAACTGTTCTTCATAATTCATTTTTTATTCTCCTCTCTTGTTTACCATTTGGTCAACATACCGATAAAAAATAAGTCCTCTACTGTGCATTCGAGGATATCGGCCATTCGTAAAGCCATTCTAAGTGTAGGCTCTGCCTTACTGGTTTCGAGTTTGTGTATCCAAGACTTATGAACCTCCAACTGCCTTGCTAGCTCTGTTTGACTCCATCCTTTTCGTTCTCGAAACTCTTTGATGTTATTTCCCATTTTTTCACCTCGTCATCAAGTTTGTTTACCATTTGGTCAACTCAATAACCTTATTATATACAAACGTTTACCTATTAGTCAACACTATTTCTGTTATTTTCCTCCAAAACATTTTATTTATTGTTGAAACCTTCCTCAATAATATAGATAATAGGTGAGTAACCGTTTTTTACATGGGTAGGAGGTGTAAAACTATGAGGACTATCGGGGAGATTTTTAAGGAACAAAGAGAGAGGAATAAACTTTCTCAAGATGCTACAGCCGAAAAATTAGGTGTAGGCAAATCTTACATTTCTAAGGTTGAGAACAATATCAAAAAACCTACAATGGAATTCTTAAACCGAGCAGCAGACATCTTCCATATCGATGTATTAGATTTCTTTGAAGGTAAAATGAAACCAGATAAAGATTTATCAACAGAAGACTTAGAGTGGGTTATTCTTGGGGAAGAAATGAAAAAACAAGGTGTTAGTACCGAGCAATTACGTGAATGGGTACACATAATTAAGTCAACTAGTATAGGAAATAATACCAAAAATAATTAAATACAATTTTAAACTGCTTTTGGAGACACAAAAAGGACTTAACAAGACTAAAGCATTAATTGTCGAAAAACTACTATATCATTCGACAAATTCCGCTATTTCCATTATTGGAAAACTCCACTATCATAGTACATAGAGAAAAAATAGAACGTTCGTTCGTAATCTATTTGTCGTATTATGAGAAATCGAGAGGGAGTGGTTTGTTATGAAGCGAACAATTGTTGAAACAGATATTTTACCGGTTGGTGTTACATTAATCATTGAAGGAGTTGTCTATGTAGGGACGGAAGATCGAAACAAAGGAGTGCGAACAGCATGAAAGGATACTTCCGTAAACGTGGCAAGACATGGAGCTACACTGTAGATATTGGCAAAGATCCGATAAGTGGTAAACGACGCCAAAAATCAAAAGGTGGTTTCCGCACAAAAAAAGACGCAGAAAAAGACTGCGCCGACTTCATTTCCAAATTTGATAAAGGTTCTATTATTATTCGTAAAGATATAACAATCAAAGAATTCATTGAATTCTTTTTATCACGTGCAGAATTAAAATTAAAAAACTCTACTTATACCAATTACAACTACGCGGTTAACAATCGGATTATACCACGGCTCGGAAACATCAAGCTACAAGAATTCACAAAATATCACGGGCAAGAATTCGTGAATGAATTATCTAAAGAGGAATTAAGTTCTCTTTATATTCGTTTTGTGATTTCTTTGTTAAAAAATATGTTTCAAGTTGCGATTGAAGATGAAAGAATTATAAAAAATCCGATGGATTCTGTAATCATGCCGCGCTCTACTCGAAGAAGTTACAATGTTTGGTCAGCAGAAGAATTAAAACGTTTTTTATCTGTTGCTCAATTTGATGACTCTACTTATTATTTAACGTTTTTAATCGCCGCTCACACTGGCATGAGGCGCGGTGAAATCTTAGGTCTTAGATGGAAAGATGTAGACCTAGAAGGAAAACGTATCAGCGTAAATCAGTCACTCACCTATGTTAAAGGTAGATTTCAATTCTCGGATTTAAAAAACTCTTATTCTTTTCGAATGATTGCCATTGATGACTTCTTAGTTAAACAATTAAAAAAACATAGAACAAAGCAAAATGAACACCGACTAGCCAAACCAGCTGAATATAATTTCGATTTAGTTTGTTCGCGTGCCGATGGACGTCCGTTATTATTAAGTACATTACGAGCGCATTTCCAAAAGCATATAGATAAAGCGAATGTCCCAAAGATTCGTTTCCATGATTTAAGACATACACATGCTACAATCTTATTAAAGATGAGAGAAAATCCAAAAATCGTAAGTGAACGCTTAGGTCATTCGACAATAGTACGAACACTCGACACGTATTCGCATGTTATTCCAGACATGCAAGAAGATACAGCGTCGAAATTCTCTGATTTAATGAAAAACCAAAAGTCTGTGTAA